CTTTAAGTAGGCATCATCTGCATTCACATCTAAAATGAATTGTGTAACTTCTCCTATTGATGATTGGTCTACTTGTTTGTTGAATAGATACTCCCTATTCATTGGTAATTGAATTGAGTCTTTTTTTTGCCATTTAATTTTTGTTTAAAATTTTATACCTATTAAAACAAAAAAAGGGAACTAATATTTTAGTTCCCTTTGGTTTTATTATATAATTACGTTTATTAGTTCCAATAATTACTTGGTGGAACATACTCTTTTATTTTTGTTTTAACCTCGGATGTTACTTTTTTAGCATTAATAGTTTTTCCAGCTTCTTTTACTTTAATATAATTTGCATCTTCTATATATGAACCACCAGAACCTGATGAAACAATTGTAGAATCTTCTCCTCTTTTATTGAATACATACCAAACATCACCATCTAAATATTTATTAATATCTTTACCCATATCAAGAATATCTTTTGCTGTTTGTGCTGCTCCTCTATGTGTGTCCATTAATATTTCCTCAGGAACTTGTCTATCTCTACTTTTGTTTTGTGTAATTGCAACAGAGTAGCTATTTATTACCCAAACAAGGTGTGTGTTTATATCTTCATATCCTAAGTCTTTAATATGACCCGAAACACTTCTTAGTTTATTTAAACTTTTTAGTGTCATATCAAATATTAAATTTGGTTTTCTATCTTTTGGTGCTAATAAAATAGCAGAAAATCTTGCTGCTTGTCTTTTACCTATAATTCCTAATGTTTTTTCTAATACAGTGTGTAGTGTTGAAACATCAGTAGGGTTTTTAAGATTAAATGTTGAAATATCTTTACCCGTTTCTTCTAAAATATTTTTCTTAATTAATGTAGATTTTAATGCAAGTTCTTTGATAACATCTACATCATACACTTGACCTTCAATTCCCATAAGTTTATCTTTAACAAAACCTTTACCAGAACCTGCTCCACCTGCTAATAAAACTACATTTCCAAATTTAGGATATGCTTTTTTACCGAATGTTATCAGTTTTTCGTCTAATTTTTCTTGATCTTCAAAGTTTTCAGCTAATGCTAATTCTTTTATTTTTCTATCTACCTTTAAAGATGTTTTAAATTTATCTATTCCTTTCATAAAAATTCTTTGTTTCTTTATTTAATCTTTAATTCCAAAAACATTGAATCAATATTATTGCAACACTTAATAATAAACATACAATTGTTTTAGTGTCAAAATCTGTGCCCATTGTTACTTGGGTTAGGGTAGCAAATAAAAGGGTATTAATTGCAAATGCCATGAAACGAAGTGTCCATGGATTTACAAAAATAGTTGCCCCAATTTTGGATGCTTCTACAAATAAAATACTTGTGAATAATCCTAAGAGATAAACTAACCAAGTGTATTTACTTAAAAACACTGGAAATCTAATTGGGGCAACTGTTTGAAACCAGATTAAAACTCCGGTAATAATCATAAAAAGGGAATACAGAAAATAGGTCATAGTAGTATATTTTAATTTATATTGCAATATACAACTTTATATTGACATAACCTAATTTTTATACAGATAAATTTGCTGCAAGATTTGATTCTATTTTTTCTATTAATTTATTGGCAACTGTTCTAGTATGAATCGAAATTGAATCCATTCTTGTCATCCATCTTAAAAATCCTAAAGATTCTTTTGAATCCATTTTAAGAACATTTTCACCTTTTAATTTTCCTTTTGCAAAGAAGATTGAATTTCCTTCTCTACTAAAGAATTTATCAGTATCAATAGTATCTGATGATGTTACTAATTCATAATCTCCTTTTGTTGAGATTAATTTATCTAAGATTTTGATAGTTGCAATAACGTCTGTCTTAGCTTCGTGTGCATTACCCATTGGACCTCCAACTACTCTATCATAAACACCTTCTAATGTGTTTGGGTAAAGTTGTCTATAAATATCATAAACATCAATTCTTTTGTTTTGTAAGATATTAACAGAACTTGTAATTTTTGCTTGTAAAAACTTTTCGATTATAAATGGAATATCAAAGTTATTTGAACAGTAACCACATAATATAGTTCCTTTAGAAAAGTATTCTGAGTATATATCTTTTGCACATTCGCTGAAATATGGATAACCTATCAAAGAATCATTTGTTATTCCATGTTTTTCTAATGCTTCCGCTCTAACAGGAACGTTTGTATTGTAATATGAATCACTTTCTATGAATTCATTACCATCATACTTACACAAATACAATTCAATAATATCATCAGTTATTTTATCTATTCCTGTTGATTCAATATCAAAGAATGTCACAGGGGTTTTTGTAATTTTGTAAAGTTTTATTAGTATATCTCTTACTTCTTCAGTTTTCATGGTGTAATTTATTATTGTTCTTAATTTTATTTCTTACTTATTAAAGTACATTTATCTTTAAAATATTTTATTGATATAAAAAAGAGCAACCTTTTAGTTGCTCTTTGTATTAACTTTTTAACAGATCATATAATTTACTTTCTGTTGTTAAATATCTTGAAATTAATTCAAGTTCAGAATAATTTTGTCCACGTTCCATTCTAATATGGGGAACCGATGTTTTAAAAACTACTGAGTTTGTTTTTTTACAAAAATATGGTTCTGATCCAATTGTTTCTTCTACATTTTTAATTTCATTGTAGTTTGTTTGTTCTAAATCTTTCCAGATTGTTTTAACATTTTCATTTTCTACTATATTCCAAGTGTCAATCATGCTTTCTTTTTTTTAATGGTTTCGCTTAATGTAATGTGAGTTGCAAAGTCTTCTTCAAATGTATTTGATATTTCTCCGAATATATCAAATTTAGATTCGATATATAAAAAATATACATCAGATTCCAATAAATTATATTCATTTGACATATCAAACAAAAAATTATATAAATCATCATTTTCATCATCTGTATAGAAACATTGTCTTACATCTTTATACTTACTAACAAACCTATTGATTTTTATTTTATTTTTAGTTATTTGGTCTTTAGATTCTTTCTCTATTTTTTTGAGAAGATTATCAATATTCACGATTATTTTAATTTTTTTGTTAATCGTTCTATTTCAGCATTATACTTGTGCATAATATCATCAGGTCTCACTTTAGTTCTAATAATAGCATTATTATAATAAAGATTTCTATTTGAAATTTTGTAACCTTCTAATTCTAATCTTATTTGAAATTCTTCGGCTGAAATAGTACTATCTGATAAGTTAGTGATCTCAGTTTTTAGAGAATCAATAGATGATGACATTTCTTTGTTTTCTTTGATAACTTTCCCAACATTCCTATTAGTGTTGCACGTATAAAGATACGTACAACACACTAGGATTAATGTTATGAAAGGAATCTTTGCTTGAAACTTTTCCATAATTTAGTTTATTTTTTATGCTTGTGGAGCACCATTTGCTTGTGCTGACATTGCATCTGCCATTGCTTTTTCAGGTAAAATTCCTAATTCTGCAGCTTGTAATTCGAAACCAGCGTCTCTAAAAACTTGTTCATCTTCTTGAATTGGTCCTTGAATGATTGTTGCTAATAGTGTTAATAAATCAGATACTGCCATTACGTTATCAACTCCTTTGTACTTGTTAGTTGCTAAAAATTGGAACATTGACCTTACAGACGCAGTTGTGATTTGTGCTTCAACATCAGGTTTTAATTCTACAATAACTTTTTGTGCTTCTAAAATATCCCATGCTTGTTGTCCTATCCATTCTACATTAGGTAAAATTTCCATTAATAATAATGAAATTGCACTTTGTGATAATGTTAAAGGATATGTCTTTGTAGAATATACCTCTTTTACTTTATCAAATTCTTTTTGTAGTTCTTCTAACTTCATAGTTTCAATATCACCACCAAGTACTCTTTGTACTTTTTTTTCTTTTGTAATTGTTTTAACTTTTCCCATTGTTTATTTTATATTTAAGATTAATTTACTATATTTATTGTTTAATAAAAGTATGCTTCTATCATACATAATGTTCGTTTGAAATAACAAACCATTTTTTTCTACCATCAAATCTTTATTCATTTTTTCAAAATATTCACTTTTATTAAGTTCGTGAAATCCTAATTTAGAATTCATTATCAAATTAGTAATATAGTGAATTTTATCTGATTCTGTTAAGTTGAATAATTTATCAGTAGGTGTTCCTTCTTTTGTTTTAAAGGGTGACTTTGGTATTGAAAATTGTTCCATGTCAACATTTGATAACTTATGTTTTATTTCATGACTACTTAATATATATGCAATTGTAGAATGTAATAATGATAGTTCATCGTATGAAAAATCTTCACCAAAACATTGTGAATAACTTTTCAAAGCAATGTCTATTTCTATGAAACAATTTTCTGCTATAAGATTTCTTTTATCTTCTAAGTCCTCTTCTCTAAGAGGGTCTAAATGAATTGTTTTACCACCTTCTTCATTTTTTGGTGGATTGTTACTTGTTTTTTCCATTAATTTTTAGGTTTGTGAATAAATGTAATTGTCTTTATATTTAAAGCATTTTATTGCATCAAATATTTTACACATACCGCTATTATTATACCTAATATTGAAAGAATTGTCAAAGGTTTGAATATTGAACCAACAGTATTCCACAAAGTTTTCTTTGGTGTAGTGTCTGTTAAAACCCTTAATGAACATAATAAGGTAAAGGTGTCAGGTATATGTATTGGAGGTTGTGGTTCTAAATATTGAGTAACACCTAAAGGTAAAAACTTATCAAGAACAACTAAACTATTAGATAGTGCCTTTTCTTGTGTTCCAGAATTTTCAAACAATTCTTTAGATTTAAAATTAAGTGTATAATACACATCTCCAGTTTTTGGTTCGAACCTAACGGGTGCATCAACCATATCTTCAGGATAATCAAAATTTTTGATAAACGCTTGTTGCAATTTATCATCTTCTGTTGTGAAAAATTCGGTTAATACACTCTTTAGTTTAGAATATTCGTTGTATTCTTGCCAATATCCTAAGTTTAATAGGAAATTGAAAAATTTATTTGATGAATTCATGGTATATTTCTTCGTTAGATTCAATTTTTTTCTTTGCGTTAAAAATTCGGTTTAATACGTTTTGTAATTTAGTATCGTATTTATCAGCAATTTCTTTTGATTTCATATTGTTTGCATACTTATCATATAATATATTGTAACTTATATCATTATTTAATATAGTCTTAATACTACACCAAAGTGTTTCAACACTTTCATCTTTAATATATTCTTGTTGTAAGTCAAAAATATTATCACCACTTTCTTGTGCTAATACTTTATTAGTTACAGATGGTTCATCAATATCTAAATTTTGATATTGACCCCCTACATTTTTATAATGTCTAATGATGTTTTGTTTCATTTTCAAATATATCATAGTACTAATGCTGTATTTTTTTACATCATACTTATCAATATCATTCCAGATTGCAATTAATGTTTCATTATAACAATCTTCTAATAATTCCAAAGGATTATTAAATTTTAAGTAATATTTAATTGCACCTGGTTTACAAGCATCAAATAATTGTTTAAATGTTTTTTCTGATTTTGTTTCTTGGAATTTCAATCCCAATGATTTAATGTTTACTTTACCTACTTTTTTCATACTTACCTACTTTATTTTTACTTTGTTTATAATTGTTTATTTAATTCCCTTCATTATACAATTTACCCAAAGAGTATTAATATTACCCCTGGTGAATTGTACAATTATTATATGTATATTAATACTGTTTTATTTTATTTCATGTGGTATTTTTTTAATTTATTTTACAAATACTATTATCCTTCGATAAAGATACGAGATAAATTTGACAAATACAAACTATTTCTAGTTTATTTTTGATTAAATATACTAAAATAAGATTAAAATTATGAGTTTACCCGTATATTTGTCTAATATTAAGAGTTCAGGTGTGTATGTATTTGAATTCGACAAATCACAAATCGTAACAACTACGACTTCAACAATCAGATTGATTATTGGATTTAGTAAAGTTGGACCTTTCAATACTCCGGTATTTTGTCAGGATTATGCATTCTTCGAGAGTGTATATGGAAAAAGAGATAAGCAATTAGAAAAAAAAGGTTCTTACTTCCATTTAAGTGCTAGTGAGATGTTATTGGATTCTCCAATCATCGCATTAAACTTATTAAAGTTGGATTCTGAACTTGATACAACTGAGTTTATTAGTTTTTCTACTGCAGCAAACGAAGCTAACCAAAAAACAGGTTATGCTCCTTTATCAGGAAACTTCAACACATCTAAGTTCTGGAAATTAGACACAGACAAGGCGTTGAAAAACATTAATAACCAAGATGGTTACACAAAGTCTTTATTGAACTTTAGTAACGTTGGTAGAAAAAAAATATCAGTTATTGTAACACAAGATAGAATTCAAGGTCTTGATATTACTGCAAATGATTGGTATGGTGAAGCAGATGTTCCAGAATTTATGGATGGTTCCGATTTCATTAATGATTACTGTGTAAGAGTTAACGTAATTAAAGGAGATTATACTGATTTTGAAAAATTATCTGTTGATCCGATTTTAGGTGATTACTTTGATACTAATGGTATCAAGAAAATTTACACAGATTCAGTTGGAAACGAATCAGATGGTTTAGTTTCATTATTAGAAAATCCAAACGTAATATCTTTAGGTGAGTACATTGGAGTTTTAATTCCAAACTTCCAAGATAATGACGGAACTGATTTATATATCCAAGATTTAATTAACTTAGAAACTGCATTCAACGGATTGTTTTGTTCAATTGATGATGATTTGTTTGATGGTTCTACATTATTATCAGGTACAGTAATTGACTTGTTAGGTGGAACAATTGAAGGTTCATCTTCTTTAAATAAAATTAATTACTTATCTTACTTAGGTACAGTAGTTGAGGATTTAACATACTCTGCGGAAGACTACGATTCTGAGGTATTAAATTTCGAAGCAAACACTGTTGATTTTTATGGTGCTACTTCTTATACTGGTGCTGCAAATGCACAATCATCTTTAACAGATACAGCTGCTTATGCAGGTGCAACAGGGAAATATGATACTGTAACAATATATGCACCTTCATCTACTGATGCTTTTGCAACAGGAGGTACAAGTTTATTTGCTGATGATGCTACATGGTTATCATGGGCAACAACAGTTGCTGCAAATGTAAGTTTCATCGAATGTTCATCAACTATTGGTGTAAATGGTGCAACTGCTGGAACAACAACAATGGCATTAGCAAAAGATGTATCTTTAAGTACTGACAAAATCAGTATTCAAATTTATCCTTTAAATGAAGCCGGAACAGAATCTTTATTCATTGATGGTTCTGCATATAGTTTAAGTAATGATGAAACATTACCGGTTTATAATGAAGTTGCTATCCAAGTATTCGATACTCCTGGATATGTGTTTACACAATCTGCGGAATCTGGTATTGATTATATTTCTGGTGTTTTATCAAGTGGTGATACTGTAAAAGTGGCCGGTGGTGCTTATGAAACATTTGAAATCGTTTCAAGAGTTGCTGATGGATCAACTGGCGATGGTCTTGATGGATTGTTAGGTGTTGATAAATTATCTCATGGGATAACTTACTACACATTAACACCAGAAAGTTTAGCAGGATTTGGAATTACAATGGATATTAAATCTATTGCAGGTGCAATCAACAAAACCTTTAATGTAACTAAAATATCTGACTATGAATTTACTTATAGTGTAGGTGGAACTAGTATATATAAAGTAGGTGATATTAAACCTGAAGAATACTTAATTAGAAGTTTTGACGATGGTTCAACTAAAACTAAATTTGACCCAAGAACAGGAAATACAAGATATACAAGAATAGATTCTGTAAAAGAAGATTCACTTACACAAATTGTAACTGTTAAAACAATTGACCCTGTATATTTCGGAACATCTAACGATGAAGTAGAAAGATATAAGTCAGTACAAAATTTCGTTACTAACTATAATGTTCATGGACTTGATGGGTTTGTAATGAGAGAAGCACAATTACCAAATGGTACTGCTTTAAGACAAAATGAAATCATGGGTGTTTTAACTAACACTGGATTATATTCTGCATTAGCAGATAGAGAAGCAATTATCTTTAGATATATTGTTGATACTTTTGATGGTTTAATTGAACCAAATAGTAAAAATGTATTATCTTCATTATGTAGAGATAGAAAGTTTGCATTTGCAATCTTAAATGCACCATCTGTTAAACAATTTGATGATTCAATCAATCCACTATTCAAGTTAAATACGAGAAGTGATTTTGACCCAAGATATGTTGCAACTGGAGGTAATCAAGATTTTAACCCAAGTAACACATTCTCGTTGCCAAGTTTAAATCAAGGTTCAAACTATGTTGGATTCTTTCACCCTTACTTAGTAATGAGAGAAGGACCATCTACAAAGTTAGTTCCACCAGCAGCTTATGTGTCAAATAACTTTATGGCCAAATATAGAAGTTCACAACCATATTCTATTATTGCAGGACCAAGAAGAGGGGTATTGTCTGGAAATAACATAGTAGGTGTTGAATATATCTATGATAGAAAAGGATTAGATGCAGTAGAACCATTTGGATTGAATGTAACTGTTCCAAGTAGAGGTTTCGGAAACGTAATTAATGCTAACCAAACAGCACAACAAAATATCAAATCAGCATTGTCAAGTATTCATGTTAGAGAATTGTTAATTTATATTGAAGAAACTGTTGAATCTATCCTTAAAAATTACAGATGGGAATTTAACACAGTTCAAACAAGATTAGAAATCAAAACTTTAGTTGATGGATTCTTAGGACAAATCTTGAATGATGGTGGATTATATGATTTCTCAACAATAATGAATACTGTAAATAATACTAATGAAGTTATTGATAATGATATGGGTATTATTGACATCGCAGTTGAACCTGTAAGAGGTTTAGGAAAACTTGTACAAAGAGTAACTATTCTAAGAACAGGTGGAATTGCGGCTGGAGAATTCACAGTAGCATAATAAATGATTAAATAAGATATAGCGAACTAATTAGTTCGCTATATCTTAATACTAAAAAGAAAAGTAAAATAAATAACAATATATGAACTTACCTCATTATAAAAATTCAAAGGCATCGGTAAACAAATATGAATTTGTCGCAGGCAATTTATTTGAAATTACTATACTACCACCTCCTGGTGTTGGTGGTGGAGAAATGTGTTTAGAACATGTTAGAAGTATTGGTGGTTTAACTACTGAACTTGGACAAGAAGCCGTAGAACAAGAATTTAAAACAGCAAAAAGGTCACACCTTAGTACTGTTCCGACAAACACAATAGTTGATTTAGCAATTAACTTTTCAATGAACTTAAATGATGATAATTCAAATTACATCTACAATACTTTAAGAGATTGGAAAAGATTAGGTTATAATCCACTTACTGGTGAAATGGGCCTTAAAAAAGACTATGCTGATGCTAAAATTATCGTTACAATGTATAATAGAGTTGGAGATGTGCATTGGCAAAGAACATTCCACGATTGTTTCATCAACGGGGATTTACCAGAATTACCATTAGATTATACTTCTGGTGATCCACTGGAATTAGAAGTTACTTTTAGAAGTGATTACTGGACAGAAATTCAAGCTTAATAAGAATTAAAAAACAAAAAGGGAACTAAATTAATAGTTCCCTTTTTTATGCTCTTTTTTAAATACTATCCTACTTTAGTACCCTTTTTTTCTAATTCTTCGTATCTATCTTCAATTTGATTAATAATATCAGCTCTACTTTGATCTTCAGCAGTCATTTCAATAACAGTGAATCCTTTTATGTCTGAAAAATGTTTAATTAAAAACTCAAGTCCTGAGGTGTGTCCAGATGAACTATCTTTTTGTTGAGTATCACCTAATATAATAAGTTTACAATTTTGTCCTATACGCGATAAAACAGTCCTTAAAATAGCATTGTTTATATTTTGTGCTTCATCTAAAATGATTATACAGTTATTTAGACCAATTCCTCTAATATATGCCAAAGGTAAAAATTCAATAACTTGTTGTTCTCTTGCTGCCATATAAACTGTTGGACTTATGATTTGTTTAAAGTTGAAATCATAAGAAAACATGAATGGTGCAATCTTTTCTTCTAATGACCCTTTTAAGAATCCAATATCTTCAGATTTATTATCCAATGTCTTTACGGACTTAGTTAAGTAGATTTTCTTATAAGAACCATTTTTAAATGTTTTTAATGCTCCTTGGATTGCTGAAAATGTTTTACCTGTTCCAGGTCTTCCATGAACAATTGTGATAGTATTATCTTTACTTGTAATAGATTTAACTATTGCACCTTGATTTGTTGAATTATTTTTGAATTTCGCTACCGAAATGTCTTTTTTAAATTGAGAGTAATTTCCTTGATTGTCCATAAAATTTTTTGTTTTTAAATTAATTATAATATTTTCTAAATATTCCGACACTTCTTCTTTATCAGTGGAACTTAATTTTCTTGTTTTCATAACATACAATTTTGTTCTTATATGATATTTAACTGAAATTATAACTGATTTATGAACTTAGGTTATTACCTTTCACTTCTACCTCAATACCAGACATTAACACATTCTTGATGTCATCTAATTCTGCTAACAATGGTCCCAAATCTAATGTTTTAAATTCAGTATTTTGTGAATTAGTAGGAGTTGTGTTTGTTACTTGTGTAGTAGGTTGATTAGTTGTATTTGGAACCGCAATTTGCAATCCATTCATTTCATTAATAACATCAGATAGTTTTTCTAATACATCTTCTAAATCACCAAATGAACCTTTCATATTTTCAGCAAATTTACTAAGGTTATATGCAAGGTCATTTAATTTGTTTAATTTCTTTAAATCCATTGTATTAATAGAATCTTTAACTTTAGTAAACATTGTTCCAATATCTTTAGTATCTTTACCTGCTATTTTAGTTACAGCATCCGCAAAGTAATTAAATCCATCAAGAATTGTTTTACCTTTCTTTTCGTCCAGTCCTTTAAGAGCATCTTTAGATAATGCTTGAACAAAGGATTTAATTGTTCCACTAACAACATTTTTAACTTTTAATGGGTCAACATCAACAGAACTAAATTTTTCTGCTGCATTTGCTAGTGATTCTAATGGTGCTCCTAATTCTCCTAATAATTTTAATCCGTTTTCGTAATCCGATGAACTAAACCACCCACCATCTTTTTTACCTAAATCTTCTAGTGGTTTTGTTAAAGCGGTAACCATCATTTTTATATTATCCCCAACTTTTGTTGAAAACCCTTCAGGCATTTTATCATATCCTGTAACAACTAATTCACCTTTATCATTTTTACCATATATAGGAATTTTTAATTTTGCCCACGCTTGTACACCTTTTGCAAAACCGGCTAAACTATTTCCTAATCTTCCTAATAAATCAATACCATTACCAATTGGTCCATCAAAAAATAAACCTGCTCCAGCACCTAAATTTGCTAATACACTTGAATCACTAACTAATGGATCAACCAAAGCTTTAATATTCTTTCCAACTAAACCACCAAATCCTTCAGGCATTTTATCATATCCTGTAACAACTAATTCACCTTTATCATTTTTACCATATATAGGAATTTTTAATTCTGCCATAGATTGTAAACCTTTAGCAAATCCAGAAATACTATTTCCTAATCTTCCTAATAAATCAATACCATTACCAATTGGTCCATCAAAAAATAAACCTGCTCCAGCACCTAAATTTGCTAATACACTTGAATCACTAACTAATGGATCAACCAAAGCTTTAATTGTGTCTCCTACTCTTTTACCTAAGTCTTTCCCTAAAGGTTTAGTACCAACTAAAATCAGTTTACCATCTTTTACTGCAAATTCGGGTTCTTGACCTGATGCAAATGCGCTTAGCCCGGATGCAAATTGACTAATACTATTTCCTAAATCTCCTAATAAATTAGCACCAAACATTGCTTTTGCAATGTCACTATATGATATATCATCAAATATAGTAATGAACCCTGTTAATATAGTTTCGATAGAATATAACAAGTTGTCTGTGTTATTTGTTGACCATTTTGCTTCTTGAAAGTTTTTAAGTGATTGTGTAAACATTAACAAACCACCTGCCGTTATTACCATTGCTGCTGCCCCCGGAATGATTAAAAAAGCAACTGCTCCCCAACCAGCCATTGCTACACCAACACCAATAATTGCAGCTCCTAACATTCCAATACCTTCCCATGTTGTTTTTGCTTTCATCCAAACCATTACAGCAGATGAAAAAACTAATAAACCAACACTAGCAAGAACTAATGCAGCCGCACCAGGAATAACTAATCCAGAAACAGCACCAAACCCTACCATAGCAAGACCTAATCCTAAAATTGCAGCTCCTAACATTGCTAATCCTTCCCATGTTGTATTTGCTTTCATCCATATTATCATTGCAGTAGCAAGTGCAATAACAGCAACAGCACCTATTAATAATGCAACTGAACCAGCAATAACATCACCTTTAACTTTACTTATAAGGAAAAACGTAAATGCAAGAAGTAATAAAGAACCAGCGATTAACCCAAATGCAATTAATGTTTCTTCTGGTCCTCCAAGATTCTTAGATGCAATAATAACAATTGCTACTAATAGTGCGGTAGTTAAAGCCATCATTAACATTGTAAGTACTCCTGTTTTTAAACTTTTACTAGATTTAGATATTAAGAAATATGCTAAAGTTAAAATTAACAATGATGCTGCAACTAAGACAAATGCTGCCATTGTTTTTAATGGTGAACCTAATGCATAAGATGCCATTAAAACAGTTAAAGTAACTACTGCAGTTGATAATGCTATAAATAAAAGCATTTTTACGCCTTTGTTTATTTTCTTTGATGATTTTCCTATCCAATTAAAGAATTTAACCCACAAAAACAATAAAGGTAGTGTTGTAATTAACCCAATCATCAATAGTGGTGCTGATAGTGCAATAAGTAATGAAAACATGAAAATTTTCTTACCAATTGGCAAGAAAATTTCCATAAATGATTTAAACTTTTTTTCGTCTATTTTATTAACAGCTTTTGCAAACCCTTCTACTGATTTAGTTAATAATGTGATTGCTTTTGCTAATTTAGTAACGTTTTTAGATGCCCCTTTTTTAAGCATAAGTGCAAAGTTTTTAATACCAAGCGCTGCTAAGGCAAGACCAGAAGATTTTTCTTTCTTATTTTTTGGTGAACTGTCATCAGAAGTGTCTTCTTTCTTTTTGATAGGCGAATCACCAACAGAACCACTTGTTAAATTCTTTGTAATGCGTTTAAAAATATTTCCTGTTTGATTACCTATATCTTTTAGTGAACTATTAACAGAACTACCTGTTAAATTATTTACAATTTCCTTTAAAAGTTTTGTTTGAATCCTAAGTTCTTTACCTATTACTTTCGAAAGAATAATATTATTCTTTTTTATACCTAAAAGAATGTCATAATTAACATTAATATTAACTTCAGACATTCTTTCAATATTCTTTAATATTCCTGCTACTAAATTTTCACCCATCTAAATTGACTATTTTACATTTTTGGCATTTTGAAATTACCTAACTTTGTTATGTTATTTAATCATCCAATGTAGGGTATTTCCAGATGGTGTGCACCATTCTAAATTATACAAATAATTGTTGTGTTTATTTTAGAAAGGGATAGGATTCCAGTCCAGTGATTCCCTTTCTTTTATTTAATCAGAATTACATCTTCGGCATTTTGAAACTGCCTAATTTTGGCACATTGTTACCACCAAACCCTTTCGTGTACTTACTTGTTTTGTTTTTCATATCTTCCATCTGACTGTTTGTTTCTTCTTGACTAGTGGATTTGTCACCATTTTGTTCTTTTAACATTTCTACTAAATCTTTAAGCATCCATTGATATTCATAATAACACATAGAATCTATCTCTGACGGTTGTATATGTAAATGGTGTTGTACATATACTCTATTCTTATAAAACCCTCTTAAATCTATTTGAAATGATTTAAAAATGTCACTAAGTTTTAATCTAACAATTGGTGTTGCCATATACTATTATTTGTATTGTATTTAATTAAACGAGAAAAGACCATCATTGCTGATAGTCTTTTCTTTATTCTCGAATTTCGAACATATTAATTATTTTAACCAACCAAGGTGGTCTTCAAGTGCATATTTCTTTGCCCATTCATTACCTTTTAATTTTGTCCACATATCTTCTGCGAATTTAGTATGTATTTTGTTTGATGTTCTACCAGGCATTTCAACATAACCTTTATCTCCTTTAACAACATCTATTACCATTTCATTATATGCTTTTCTAATACTATTAGTAACAACAATTTTTTCATCTTTCCATTCAGGGAATAAATTAATTGCTTTTTTGAATTTAGCATCCCAAAACTTTTCAGATTTATTTAATAATTTTATTTCATTTTGTATTTTAGAACCTTCGTTTAAATAATCATTTAATCTTTTCATTTGTATATATTTCTTTTTTTGTTTAATCAAAAAAGATAACCATTTCTGATTATCTTTTTGAATTTTTAGATTAATTCATCATCCAAAATATTATCCTCAATAAACAATCCTTTAATACCTGTTGGTAATTCAATCGTTGCTTCTATTGGGTCACCACAATTACTACATGGTTTCATCATTTTTTCTTTAACTGAAATTTGTGCTAGTTCTACAATTTTAGTATAGGTTAAAAACTTATTAGTATTCCATCTAAGGAATTCAATTCTATATTTCCCCATATCATCAACACTTAAACCTCTCCATTCTTCAATCATATAAGGAACAGTTTTTAAGAACGGTAAGTATTCCTTTAAGTTTTCTTTATTCTCTTGTAATGTTTTGATATATTTGTTAACAACTCTCATTATACCAATTGTTGGTGGTTTTATGTTAATTATACCATATTGTTTTGTTTCAACATTCAAACGTTTGTGTGCATCAGAATAATACTTTTCAAGTTTTTCGTTAATATCCCTTTGTTGGAAGTTTTGATTTGTAATATCCATGTCATTATCAGTTGAACAAGATTCGCATTTTACTTTGAATGATATTTTATTTTCACCTTCCGCAAATGTAAGTTCTCTAATACTTAAAATAAGATTTAATCTATCTTCTTCTAAAATATCTTTCCACGAACCAACTCTTTCTGGAAAAGAAACTCTTACACAGTTACTAAGCAATGCTACTAATGCTTCATCAACTTCATAAGGATTATCTTCATCTAATGCTGAAAATGTTCTAATGTCTTTAACTGTTGCAGCTTTAATTCTAATAGTTATACCATTTGGATAGAATCTACCTTTAGATGGAAATTCAGTTGGGTTGACTTTAAAAAAACCATGTTTTAAGTTAGTACTTTCAACATCTTGTTTAGTATAATCAATTCTTTTTGCTCTACCTAATTCAACAACTTTTGTATCTTCAACAGGTTTTGTTTGGTTTGCTGATTCTAAATCATCCATTCCTTCTTGGTCTTCTTGAGATATTTTTGGTTCTTTGTCCATATCTCTTAGTGCTCTTTCTTGAGCTGAAATTTCTTCTTTGTCGTTTGCCATAATTTAATAATTTGTATTTTATTTAATCTATATATTAAAGTGACTTTTGGTCACTCTTAATTGTTCGTCAGAATCTAAAATTCTAAGGGTATAAATTCCTTTTTCTTCATCAATGTCTGTAATTTTTCCAAATCTTTTTCGACCTCTAATGTAACACAACATACCTTTGATGATTTGTTTATCATCAGAAACTATCTCCATGTTATCTTCTAATTTGATAATATATTCAATAAAAGAATTTTGTGTTTGCATTATATTTATTAATGTCTTTAAAGCTTCCTTTGTAAATGCATTATCTATGTCCTTGTTTGTACAATTCTGAAGATTTTGTAACAATTTATTAGTTGTGTCGAAATATGTTATTTGTTTTTTATCCATTATAAAAAGTCATTAAAACCCCTGTGTCGTCTATTGTTAAATTTTGTAAATCTTTATTAAATCCGTTAATCTTTATACACAAATCATCTTTATCTCCATTCTTTTTGAAAATAGTTCCATTTGGACTACGATATAGAATTAAAACATTTGAACCCCAAGTGAATTGTATATCATCATCAGATTCTGATTTTTTGTCTAGGGGTATGATTTCGTTGTTGAATTGCATTCTCAGCGGATTTAACATTATTTTCAACTCTTTCAATGTCAATATTTGTTGCGTTTCCATTGTTTATTTTTTTAAGTGTGTATTTAAAATATTTTAATGATCCATCTAAATCACCTGTGAAATATAATGAAACTCCATACATATCATATAATGCCCATTCATAACACATAGGTTCTAAAAACAATGCACTTGTTGTACCTTCTTTTATATATTTTAACCCAAGTTTAAGATACATCAATGCACTTTTATGATAACTTTGTGCTTGTAAAAATGATGCTATATTAAATAAGTGCTCTACTCTATTATCAGCATTTAGTTCTTCACATTTAAGTAATTGATTCAAAATCAAATCATCAGATGATAAATGATATTGAAGTCTCGCTATCATTAATTGAGAATAATAAATTTCTTGATGAAATCCAGTTTTATCTGCAACTCTTTCTGTAAAATATTGAATCGCTTTCTTTACAAGTGTAATTCCCAATTCATCTTTTGGATCAGTTGATAGTCTAATATTTGCAGCATCTTTATAGGATTGTGCTAAATAAAAAGTCCATCTAGCATCTTTCCATTCATTATCATTTTGATATTGTAAAAGAATTTCTGCGTGGTCTTGATATTTCTTTGATAAGTCATCAGTTTGCCAAGAATTTCCATCAGGGTGTACTTTATGATAACCAAATGGGAATTGCATTTGAGTTGACCCTTCTTTATTTTTCGTTAAAACTTCGTGAACAGGTCCATACCAATACCAATCTGAACTAAACTTAAAGAATTGTGCTCTATGGTATTTTAATGCACCATAATGTACATCAATTACTAATTGATCTGGAAATTTATTTCCTTTTAAAAATGTTTTGAAAATTTGTTTACTGAATGTTTTATCTAAAATTAGTTCTTCATCAGCATCCATCCAGAATCCATATTCTCCTAATTCTTTCCCAAATTCAATTGATTTGTTTCTACATTCTTCATAGTTAGTAAATTCAAAGTCAACAATTTTACCTTCGATTCCTTTTGAATCAAAAAAGTTTTTAATAACTTCTTTGGTTTTATCTGTTGAACCTGTATCTACTATACAATATGAATCAATCATTTTATAGCAAGAGTTAAGAGCACGTTCAATTACGTGCTCTTCATTCTTTACTATCATAGTTAATACTATTCTATGTTTCATGTATTAGTCTTTAATAGGTTCTAAATTAACTTCTTTAGTTTCTGGGACAGGAGTTTCCTGTTTTTGTTGTTGAGCAACTGCTTGTTCTTGTGCTTGTTGTTGAGCATCTGTTAATAAAATAACGGCTTGTCCAATTAAAATACTATCTTCCCAATCATAAATTGCCGCTTTTCTTCCTATTTCTGCGGCTTGTAACAATACAGAAATTGCTTGGTGGAAATTTGTTACTTGTTGTGGCCCTTCAGGAACGTTTTGTGTTACTGTTTTTGCACCTGCTTGATTTGTGTTTTCTTTTTTCACTTCTTTACTCATCTTTATATAAATTTAAAATTAAACTGCTAACATTATATTAACATCTAAGTTATTTAACCTCGATGTAATTATCCCTGTAAAGGTTTTAGATTCCATTATAAACAGACTATTCAACTTGAATTCGACTGGCATATCAATATCTAATTCCGTTACAGAACCTTCATAACTATTTGTACCTGTTGCTCCTGTAACACCAGGCATTGTTATATTACTATTTTTATAAGAGTATACTGATTCAGACCACTCTATTAATTCAATGATATTAAATGATATTTTATTTGTTACAATATCACTTATTTTTTCATCAAGTCTAACAATTACCCATTTTCCGGCAGTGTCATCCCAAATAAACAATATATATTCGTTGTCTGTTTTTGTATAAGCATAATAATCTAACTTACATTTATAGTCACATTCTGCTTCATCTGTTTTGATTACTAAATTATTATCTTTAAGTAATCCAACAAATGCATATTCATAAACACCTTTTGCTGGTGCAGCTACCGTTGTAGCTCCTATTATACAAGTTCCTCCTATACCACCAGTGATTCCAACTGCACCTGTTGCTCCTGTTGCTCCTGTAACACCACAAGGGTCTGTACTATTAATCACACAACCTGACCATCCAGTTACACCAGAAGCGGTTGCACCATTTGTACAATCGAAAATATAAGGGTTTGTTGAATAAATTGTTTTGTTATCTAATTCATAGGTTGTATATTGATCCATTTTAAAATCAAGTAATACCTCATTTGAAGATGAAGAATCATCAGAACACCCACAATTACTTGCTAATGAATTATTTGCTGGTAAACAGGCACTTGTTAAATCAATTGCTCCTGTTGGTGGGTTTAATGTACTACCAACACTATTACCAGCATTTCTTGCTCTTAGAGCAATGAATTTATATGGTGTCGAAATACTTATCGTTTCACCTTCATTTAATATACCATTCCACGTAGTCCAATTGGTTACTTCTGGAATATAATCTTTTAGGGTTAATTTTAAATCACTTGCAATAACGTTACTGTTGGATTCAACTCTTGGTCCATTTTCATCTATTCTTATTACACATTTAGTAGTACTTGACATTTATTGTTAATTATTTTTCACCTATTGAATTCACAGTATTTTCCGCTTTATCAATAATATCACCTAAGTTAATAGGGTCACTCTTAGTATTTAACTCACTATCTTTTACTTCTTCAATAATAGGCGATTCATCTGTTTGACCTAACCAAAATTCCTTTTTCATTTCTAAAGGTTCGTCAGAAATGTTTACTTTCCCTGTTGTATTATCAATTTTTACATCATCTTTTACTTCTTCAAATTCAATTTCTGATATTTCTTCGTGTCGCAGTTTTTCGTTATTCTCTATTTCTTCCTTAGTAAATGATGATTGTTTATTATTTTTTTCATCAGGTATTCCCTCAATTACTTCCTCAGTTATTCCTTCACTTATAACATCTTCTTGTGGTTTCAAGTAATCCATTAACGATTTAACGAACCCTAATGAAATTAACGGTAGAATACCACCACTTATAAACGAAAACACACGCTTGGTGAAATTAACATCTTCGTCACCTAAATCAAATAGGTTTGTCCAATTAGTTAAATCACCTGAGTGTGTCCATGCATAAAACATATTACCATGTATTTGAAAAGCCGTTAAAAGAATGAACATTATCCATATAATAGATTTATTTCCTTTACCTATTACCATTCCACCTAATGATGCCATAGCACCTAATTCAAATGCGAATGCTAATACCCATGATAAAAATTGATTATTAGACAATTCAAAAAATTCAACTGCGTGAAATGTACTTACTGTACTTACTAATAACCATAGGGAAATAAATGTCCCAACCCAAAACTTTTCTTTTATTTTCATACTTAAAATTTATTTAGTAGTTTCTAACATTTTAGAAAACTTCTTTAAATATGTAACCAAGTCTTTTTCGTGATAATCTTCTAAAACTTTAAACTCTTTTTTTCCAATTTTACTGATCTGCATATATTGTTTTGCTAAATCTTTGTCAATATTTTTCTTTGTTTTTTTCTTAGCACCTGCCATTGAAACTCTATATACACTTCTAATGTGATTTAACATGTTCCTTCCTCTTTGGGATGCCATCATATCTTTAAATGCTTGATTCCAAAAATCTACGGTACTTTCTGGAGCAACTCTCATGTGATTCATATTCAATGAAACTTCTGGTAATGCTCTTGATAACATTCTATTTATAATGAATGCGTGTCTTTTCTTATCCATATTAGAAATATCATCAAATGCAGATTTTCCTAATTGATTTAAAATATCAAATGGTGATTTAATTATCATGTAATAAATGTTTTAAAGATTCATAATCACTATCTGATACGTTTTCTTTATTAACAGTTAAATTCATCAATTTGAATATTAACTTATCATCTTCTAACGTTTCTATTTTAGAAGCGTCTATTTTCGGGTTTGTTTTATTTGTTAATTCTTCCATTATAATCCTAATTCTTTAAATATTGATGCACTACTTGAATCGTCTTGTAATTTTTTATCGTATAATTTCATAGACATTAGTAGTTCTTTGTAATTGAATTGTTTTTTAAGTTCACACTTAGGTTTAGTTGCAACCTTTTCAGACCAATCTAAAATATCAGCATACAAATAAGATGGTATAGTGTCCTTGTGTAATAATACTAATGTAGTATTCACATCAACATTATTTTGCAAGTCATCAATAGTATATCTATTTTGTGTTTTAAAGTTTCTTAATGTTGAACTTGCTAACTTTTTTTGAAAATCTAGTCTAAATAAATCTTCTACATTATATTTGTTAATGTCAATTTCTTTACTTACCTTTGCAACAATTGTTGGTGTTACTCTAGTCTCATACCACTCTCCTATGTTTTTACCTGTCTTACGCTGTCTCTGTTCGCTTATAATTGAAAATATGTTGTCACTTATATCACCACCGATAACTTTACTTAGAACGACCTCAAATGGATCAACTACTGCTAACTTTGAAGAAGTATTTGCAATAACAGAACGTAAGCAATCAACAAAATATTCTTTTTGATGTTCTTTAATGTATAATGCAGTCTCTCTGTCAATCCAAAGTTTCTTATTTTGCTTTTGATATTGAATTGTAAATGTGTTTTTAGATTTATCAAACCCTACACATTGTTTTAAATCACCATCCCCGGAATAAATGATAGTACTTTTTCCTTGACTATTCAAATAACTTGAATGAACAAAAATTAAATCATCTCCCTCACAACCTGTAATGGATTTGAATTTAGTACCAGAACTAATAGCAATACCCTTTACAAAAGAATCAAAAACATTAAAGATAGCTGTAAAATCTAAACTATCATCTTTTTTTCTATTACCTTTATAAAGTAATTCCTTTTCGATTCCTTTGTAATTCTTAGTAAGACATAAATCTTTTCTCCAAGAATGAGCATCATCAATCGTAATGATAACATCTTCCAAAATTGGACTCATACTTCTAATATCCTTAGCATATACCTGTGCCAGTTTTTCCAGCAAGAAATTAGTATCTTTTCTTAGAATTTCTTCATCATTTGTCTTTAAGAACATTTGATTCTTTGGTGAAAACAATTGAAGAACACTTAAAGTTGAATACAATAAGTAATTACCATCAATGATTAATGTAAATTTACGCATTTAATATTAATTTGATTTTTTGTAAACAAGCCGATAATGTAACAAATTTATCAATCACGAATTGTGATTTGTAAGTGTAGTCGGCAACCTCTACAATTACGTTACCTATTTTATTTGAAGATGTATCATTCTTAATTAAGTATTCGACAAATTCTTTTCCTAATGAACTAAGTACATTGTCTTCATTATTCACATAGTTTTTATAAGCATACGAATATAATTCAATGAAATCCAATTGTTTATCCATTAAATGGTCAAACAATTGTTTATTTTCACCAGCAAATGAGTTTAAATCTTCTAAAGTAATCTCTGTTTTACCTTCTTCGAACATACCTTGTAAAAAAGTAATAGTAGAACGTAAATCTGGAAAATGTTTTTTTACAATTTGTCCCATAACTTTTGGATCAACTGTCATTCCCTCTGCTTTACAAATATGATGAAATCTCATTAAGTATTTCTTCATCAAATCTCTTTCTTCTTCTTTAGGAAAATCAAAGTTAATACAATCAAATCTGGATTGAACATTATCAGGAATCTTTTGAATGTAGTTACACGTTGCAATAAACCTTGTAGTTGCTGCAAATTTTTCAATAACCCCCCTCATTGCTTTTAAATAAGCATCAGATACTCCATCAAACTCATCTAATAACACAACCTTTTGTGCTTTCTTTCCATTTAAAATAGAAATATTTGAACAGAATTCAGTAATTTTAGTCCTAACATTGTCAACACTTGTATCAAGTGAACAGTTGATTTCTAAAGAAACCATATCTTTTGCGATAATCTTCCCTAAACTCGTTTTCCCTAATCCGGGACTTCCATAAAGTAATACGTGGTTGTTTAACTTTCCACCTTGGAACTTGTTATATACTCTTTCTGGGATAATTAAATCATCAAGTGTTTGTGGTCTATATTTTTCGACCCAAATGTTATTTTTTAAACTCATAGTAAATATTATTAAGACTGTTAATTACACTTATTAAAGACAATATGAATACAGAATATTTTATAGATACAGAAAAAGTTTCATTTACAGATAAAAATTATATTGTAAATGAATTTCCTAATACGTGGTTTGTCCAAAAACCAATAGATATAGAACACAAACATTGGAAATTACTTGCATATTTACAAAGAGTTGATGATAATATTAAAAAAGGTTATTTGTTTAAAGAATTTGAAACTTTAGAAAAACGATACAAGGATTTAGAATCTTTTGTATCAACGTATGAAATTGTAAACAAAGATAAAGAAAGTGAAGAACTTTTCAATTACATCTATGAATTACCAAGTGCTGAGTTAGAATTTAAAGAAATTGATGAGATTGCAAAAAGAAGTGTAAAAAAACTTAAACAAAAATTTTTAGAATTAAGTTTAGCAATAACATTTTTGAAGAATAACATTTCAATTGTTCGTAAAGAAATACGTGACCGTAGAAAAAATATACACATATACATTGAAATGTGTAATTGTGATATTATAGAACACTATACTGTATCTAAAAAAGGTAAAATTGATTTCTTAGGTTCGTTTCGTAGTACAACTAAGTTTGTTGAAGATGAAGAAAATAACCTTCTAGAAGTTAAAACTTCTATTGCATTGAATAGTAAAGGTGTAATTATACCGTATTTACTTAAAATCAATTTGTCAAAGAATTAAAAACCTTTTCAATGCTCTTTAATTTTTCAGTATAACTACGTTTCAATCCTTTTCTTATAGATTTGTCATTAGAATAAAAAGATTTCTCTCGTTTAATCAACTTACTGAATATCATACTTTGATGTTCTTTGTTAATTACGTAGAAATTTTGATGAAATTTTGAATATTCGTGGTCGTGTAGTCTTTTATCAAATATTCCTTTCTTGTTAATGTAATTATCTTCAATGCAAGTACCACACAATACATTCTTTAATCCAAAATCACCTAAAAATGATGTTGTATTTTCACCACATCTTAAACATGGATAATGTATAGTGTTTGCAGTCCAATAATATTCATCTTTAGATAGAATAATATTTGAATCTACTAATGGAATATAACTTGGATAAAATGGAAATAATCTTTTTGCTAATGTTCCTGTAAGTTTATTCATTATAAACTTATCCTTTTGGATCAACATATTACAAAATAAATCATCATCAAAGAAATTACGTGCTACCTTGTTGGAGGTAAACACGCGTTTTTCTTGTTGATTTGCTTTATCTAATAATAATCTTTGATATATTATATCTGTATGAAAGTTTTTTCTTACAGATTTTCTCCGATTGAGTTTTCTAAGCATGTAAGTTTTTCGTTAATATTACTCAGTTCATAAAAGAATGATAATGATAGTGTAGAATTTTCTTTAAGTTTCTTTTCAAGATTTGCTACTTTATTAGAAAGGTCATCAATTTCTTTTTCGTAATCTTTACCTTTCTTTGGTTTTTTAATAGATTCTATTTTGATTCTATTCTTTTTTGCTTTTAAATCATCTAATTGTTTTTGAATCTTTTCATTCTTAACATCTTTAGTGTCTTGATTTGGGTTTTCTTTATCAACATCAGCCTTGATTTTAGCAGTTTCAGATTGTGTTTTTTCTACTTCTGTCTTTTCATCTTTATCATCTTTCTTATCACCCTCTTCTGCCACCTTTTCTTTTGCCTTTTCTTGTTCTTTTTTGGTTTTTTGTTCGTTATCTTTAATTTCTTGAGCATACTTTACTTGGTCTGCTTTGATTTTATCAATTTTATCTTCATAACCTTTCAGTTTTGCTAAACTAACTCCAGATTTCTTTCCTGATAAAAATAAATTAATTTTATATTTGTTTAATGCAAATTGGTCATATTTAGTTAATATCTTAGAATCTTTTTTAAGTTTATCAACATCACTTTTAATAGAATCTAATGACTTAACTTGTTTTGTATAAACATCTAATGCTTTTTCTCTTGAATCTGTTCTTTTATCTAAATCCAATTTATCAATTTGTTTAGATGCTTTAATATAGTTTTTCGCTGCTGAATCCAATCCTTTATAATATTTGCTAATTCCAGTTTTTCCTTTTAAGAATGCCATAACATTACCAAGAACATTTTCATTAAGTTCATTATTATCTTCTAATACTTTTTTAATATCAATAGATTCTAACCTATTTGATTCCATTATACCATCTCCAGTTCCGGGAGATAAAATATACATATATGTTGCTAAAAATGCTTTTAGTTTTTCTTGTGTGTCCATATAAGATTTTAAAAATCCTAAATCTTCTTCTGTTAAAGAAAGGTTTTCTTTATTTGAAATATATTGACTATAATCGTTTAAATTCTTAATCATATTTTAAGTTGGTATTTTAGTTATTTAATCAAAAAAAAGGGTAACAAATAAATGTTACCCTTTTGGTTTATTGTGTTTAAGTTATTATGCCCAACCGTTATCAACAATGTTCTCTGTACCGATAGTCAAGTACATAGTTTCAGGGTGATGTCCAGCGTGAACCAATGCATATCTAGACTTCATTTGAAGTTTAGGAGCCATTGTTCCTTCTGCGATTGTTTCAACAGTATCAGCCATTACGTAAGGCATGAATACAAGACCTGGTGTGTTACCGTCTCCTTTTCTTCCTAATGCAATTCTACCATCTTCCCAAGTCATGTTAGGGTCAACGTATACTGCTACTCCTGCCAATGTTCCGATTGGATATAAAGCACCAGGAACTTGGTTAATAGTGTTAGCGATTGGGTAAGGTACGAAACCTGCACAATCTTGGAATCCACTTGCAACACCTCCAGAACATACAGCGAAAGTTGCTGGTCCTCTTCTTCCTCTTACAGAAATGATGTTACTTGAAGCTAACATTCTTGACATTAATCTTCTTTGTCTTGTTGCTAAGTTCTCAGCACCTAAGTTTGCAGCATCTACTGATGTTACACTTCCCATTCCTGTGAAATATCCCCAGAAAGGATTTGCTGCTGCCAAAGTTGCAATAGAATTAGCAGTGTTGTTTTGGTCTAAAACTAAGTGATAGTTTTTTCCAGAAACAGTTTCGATGTTCTTGTGGTTAGTTAATCCTAACTCAAAGATTTCACCTAAAATGTCCTTGTTAATAACTTGCGTCATTTCATTCGCTAAGAATTGGTTTGCTTGTGCAACCGCATCAATACCGAATTGTTTCAAGTCCATTAATTGCTCTCTTGTTACCGCTGCTGCTGCTTGTACAGTCTTAGCCTCGATTGCTTTAGAGAATAATTGTAGGTTTCCAACGTTTGCTGGTGTAGTTTCACCTTGTAATCTTGACATTTTATCAACTTGGTTGAATGTGTCAGCACCTTGGTTTGTAGAGAAATCAATAATGTGATCTTCTAACGCTTTTACTAATTCTGCTTTTGCAGTAATACCTGCAGTACCACCAGCAAATGTCAATGCATTAGTTCCTGGAGTTGCCGCTGGAACTAAAGTAGCAACAGAAACTGCAGCACCTAATTCTCTTGGTAATTTTAAGATAGCGTAACCATCAATTCTTGATTGACCTAATACAGTTACAGCAGTAGTATCTAAAGTTGCAGTTGCTCCTTTAACAGCTAATGTGTAATCATCCAAAGGTACTTTAATATAGATAGGTGAGTTTGCACCGAATCCACTTGTTCCTTTTGCATATAAATCATTCAATGGTGCATAACCATTTTTACCACCAGAATAAACGAAATCCATGTAAGATAACATTCCAACTGGAGAGTTCATTGGGATAGTAGGAACTAATTCCAATCCAATAGTTTGTGCTGCAACTTGAATAGCTAATGGTAATAGAGAATAAGGAACATCTCCAGAACCTGCTGCTCCAGTTGACCAACCGTTTCCATTTGTTGTAGGTAATTGTACTGCACCCATACCGTTTACAGAACCTAAAGTTGCGTAAGCATTGTTTTCCATTAATCCACCCATACCTTGTAGTTTGGATTCATAGGTTTCTTGTAATTGACAGATTGTTGCAACTAAATGTTTTTTAGTAGCATCTACATCTTTACCAATTGTTTGTTCGATAGTTGGTGTCCAACTTTCTAATAATTGATGTTTGTTCATTTTAACAACTTATTTTTTTTAATTTTCTTAATTTTAACCGAAATTTGCTCTATAACCTTTAACTGCGGCTGCTCTTCTTTCGTTAAGCATAGTTTGTTTAGCTTCAGGAGTAATTTCAACTTTTTCCTCTTTAATTACATTCTCTTTAGTCAACTCGTTGTTCCAAAAAGATTTAATTACTGATTCTGTTTTGAAATCGAATAAATCAGCTCTCTTTGAGATTCTAACTTTTTCGCTTTCTTCTAATCCTTCCCAAGTTTCCTTGTATTTAGTTGGAATCATTTGTAACCATAATGGAGACTCGTTTTTCTTTTCTAAATCAGATTTAGATTCGTTTAGAGGTGTTTTGTCTGTTGCTTTTTGCTCCTTAGCATTTTCTAAAATACTCTCTAACTTATTATATATACTCGCTTTAAAATCGGAAATTTTATTTTCGTTAATTTTTTCAGCGTTTATATCACTTTTATTTACAGCACTTTCTTCTAAAAGAGTTACTGATTCTGTTACATGTTCTGACCATTTTTCAATAGTTGTAACACTTTCTGTAACGTGGTCTGTCCACTTTTCCATTGCTGAAACAGTGTCAGTTGAATGATCTGACCATTTTTCTAATGCTGTAACAGTTTCTGTTACTTCTTCTGACCACTTAATCATTGCTTCAAACTTTGCTTCAAGAGCATCGTACTTTTCTTGCATTGTAGTATCGTCAATTAAATTATCAACTTTAGTTTTACCTACAATAATAGGTTCATCAGTTGAATCAAGATATACTTTAGTACTTCCATCATCTTGAACTTCTACTTGTGTAATAACACCACCTTTATATTTTGCACCAACTTGTAATGGGTCTGCTTTAGCAAGTTCTGCTTGTGCTTCCATAATCATTGGTTCGTCTTCACCTTCAAAATAGATTGTTGTTTTACCATCATCTGTTTTTTCGATTGCTCTAACAATTTTTCCTTCTACTTCATCCCCTACGTGATATTCGATAGTTTCATCTTCTTTACCAAGTTTTCCACCATCATTAGCTTCTTTAAGACCATTAAATTCGTCTTTAACGTGCTCAGACCATTTGTCGATTGCAACTAATTTTTCTTCTAAATCTGCAATTTTCTTTTTGAAATCTGCATTACTATATTCATCAACAATTGAATCATTTTGTTCAATTATACTTTCTTGAATTTCTTTCATTTCAGCAATTTCAGATTTAACAGAATTAATAGCTTTTTTAGTTGCTTTAGACTGTTCTTCTGTGTATTTGTTGAATTCGTTTTCTTTAAGGTATTCGATTTTGTCCATTGGTTTAGTTTCTTTATTTTTATTATTTAACTCAACCATATCCGCTTTGATTTGCTTTTGAACTTCATATATAGCAAAATTACTAAATTCATCAAGTTCTTCGTTTTCATTTAAGAACCCAAAAGATTCTGTTAAACTATTCAAACGGGCATTTGCGAAACCTGGAGTATCTACTAAATCATAAGTAAAAAGTTTATGAATTTTAACAGATTTGTTTTCTGTAACAGTTCCAGCTGCTCTTGAAGAAATATGTAAAGGAACACCAGCATCAACTAATGCTTTTGCATTTTTTCCTGCTTCTGTGTTTAGTAACTTAATTTTCCCCATTACACAGTTAGTTGATTCGTCTATCCAAATATCTTCAATCTTATGTGAAACATTTTTCAATGTTGTTTCAAATTGTTTTGGATGATCCAATTCCCCAACAGAAGTCCCTTCTAATACTGTCTTTTTCAAGACATCAAAATGTGGTTGAAATTCTTTTCTGGTATAAATTCTACCATTTCTATTTTCATTATCGAATTCTGTAAAAACACCTTCTAAAGTATATTTATCACTTTCGTCTGTAGATTTTACTTTAAACTTTGATTTTTCTATTAATAAATAATCTTTCATTTGTATTAATTAATTTTGTCTTAATTTATAATATTTAATCCTTTTGAATTTAACCTTAAAATTCTTGTTCATCTGGTAGGTTATCTTTCATAGCTTTATCTTCTTGTGCTTTCAGTTTTCTGTTCAACTTTAAATCAGTTTCTGTCAATGATGTCAAGTATTTTCGCACTAAAAACTCGGATGCAAAAAATCTAATTTCGTTACCTTCTGCATCATAGTCAATTAATGAGTCTTTTGCTGAACTAATTAAATCTAATTCTCTTTGTAGTAATTCAGTTTCCTTTATTTTTTCAAAAACATCATATCTTGTCCAGTTTAGATTAACTTTTGAATCAAACATCGGATCCTCTGCTAATTCTTTAATATCTCTTTTAGTTTGTAAAATTACAGGTCTTAATAAAACTTCTTGAATTTTACCTCTTAATCTGTCAATAAACCTACTGAAATATATTTCTTCTCTTGTATATCCTTCAGCTGAAGATTCCCATCTTGGAGATTCTTCTTTCATAAATCTATTTCTTGGAATTTTAGAAACTTGAATTAATTTATCAACAAAATATTTTAATTTGTCTGTATCTGATAAATCTGGTCCATCATTCCCAATATTTTCAATTGATGGTGTTCCTTGTTCCCCTTCTGGGATCCAATATTCTTTAGAGAAAGGCATCATTGATTTACCATTGATTTTTAATTCTCCTGATTCATTATCAAAATCTACATTCTCTCTATAAGACTGCATTAATGAACCTAATGTTTGTTTTGCCATTTGTTTAGACTTTCCACCAACTGGAATAATAAATTTAGTTTTGTATGAACTATTCACAACAGACCAAATAATTCTTGTTTGTTCCATGATTCTCAATAGATTAAACGACCTTACAAGTCTCTCAGTGTACGATACTCTATTTTCGTTGTTGATTGCTGAATAAGATAAGAAAATAACCTGGGCGTCCGTTAATTCACGTTTCTTAACTTGGTCCATTGGATATTGAACCCATCCACGAGTACCATCTTCATAAATTTTTGGTGTTAATGAAACTGGATCTAATTCTTTGAAACCAATAATGTTTGTTTTTGAATTATCCCAAATGATTTCGTATGATAAATAACCATCAACTAAAAACTTCTTTACAAAGTGCCAAGCTGTGTTCTCATTTTTAAATCCAAATAGATTATATATCTTTTTGAAATTATCATTTAAGTTTTCTTTTATGATTTGAGAAAACTCGTCTTTCATATTTGGGTCTGATTCCCAAGAAATATCTGCAAAATATCTATCTGTATTGTAAACAACTACTTCATCTGTCAATGTATCGAGAATCATTTCAATTTCATCTTGTAATGCATAACTTCTAAGTTGTTTTATCTTTTCAGGATAGTTTTGGTCAAAAAAGGGAATGTTTTTCTTTGAATATACATCAGAATATGAAAAATCATATAATTGATCCATATTATTAGTGTCATAACCATAACGTAACAGGTTATTGTTATCTTCCCAACCAATTTGATTCTCAATAGAACCAATTGCTTCTGAATTTGATATTACACTATCCTTGAAATCATATCCTCTTCCAGATAACTTTCTTAAAGAAGTGTTTCTGAATGATTTATTATTTACATTGGGATTATTGCTATTTGCCCCACTTCTATTGAATATAGATGCCATATTTTAATTATCTTTTTATTATATTATTTAACTACCTCGAATTTTTCGCTTTTTGAAACTCTTTTATCATTTCACTATATGTGATACCAGAAAAGTTTTCTTTCTTTAAAAAGGAGGCGTTTACCCAACTATTATAATTAATACAATAAACTCTTGATTTTCTACTTGGGATGTACATTCTAATTGCAAATTCAAATCCATATTGAGATAACATTGCCTTTATTGCTCTATATTTGTACATTATTTGTGGTTGTTTTAATGCATCGTTTGATGCTCTACCATCTTTTTGTCTATTAAAGAAACCACTATATGTTCTTTGAACTTTATCTAATATGAACCATTTATATGGAGCGGGAATAAAATTTAAGTTTATTCCTAATTCATATCTCATTTTTTTCTTATGCACAACACCTAAACTAAGAACTAAAGGTTTTTTGTCATAATAATCTAAAGTGTCTTTACCTTTGGGATTATAACTAAATTGGTTTATTTTACCAACTTGCATCATTTGATTTTCACAAAACACAACAGTTGAGTCTCTTGGGTTATTTTTTGCAGATGATAACCAATTATCAGCTTCTTTTTCTGCAATTTTAACTCCCTTAGACCTAACTTCTTGATTTATTTCTTTTAGTATCATTTCTTAGTTTTGAACCAATTTTCATCTGCAACAAAGAAAGTCCACCCCTTTGAATCACAAAATGCAATTGCAGACTTAAACTTCGAGGTATTTACTATATAATTTTTCATCAGATATTCATAAGTTTTCAATGATTTCTTTGTTTTTCTTTTAGGTTTTGATGGTGGATTTTTATATTCCTGTGCGGGCTTTACTTCAACTAACCAAGTTTTACCATCTGACATTTTAACTAAAAAGTCTGGATAGTAATTCTTAACTCTATTGTCTATTGGACAATGATATTTCACTACTATTGATTCTGAAGACCATTTTTCTACTACTGGACTTCTTTCACACCAAATACAAAAACGTTGTTCCCACGAGGACCTATAAATTACTTTCTTTACTGCTCCAATATATTTAACGGATTCAGATATGTTAAAATATCCTTGTTTTGTTCTTCCATTCATTGTTGGTTTCAAGTTCTTAATATTCATATATTATTTAATAGACACAAAAAAACCCCTATCAAATGATAGAGGTTTAAGGTTTAAATTAATTTGATGGGATATTATATTGAATGCATACCATCGCCGTCTGTATTATATCCAGAATCTATACTAAGTAACAATCCTTTCGATTTCTTTGGATATAATCTTTTCCATCCTTTTGCATAACCATTGATACATGCTGATGTAAAAAAGGAAAATGGATTTGGGTCTTTGATAATTATTTGTTCTTTTTCAAATATATCAATATCTCTAAGGTTTTTCTTAACGATATAATTTAATTTGATAGTATCTGAACCTGTAACATCTACCATTGATGTTGTATAATCTTCTTCTGGATTAGATTTAGATTTTCTAACCCCTTTTTTTAAGAATCTAAAAATAACAATTTCATCTTCTTTAATATGTTCAAATGTTATTTCTCTTTTACCTAAACTAACTAAACGTTTTTTTTCTTCTTCTATAAGAGTTTCTACTGGATAGTTTTCTACTACAATTGCGGCTGCTGTCCTATCTGAACCTTTTTCTGGATAAACTCTAATTTCATCACCTGGTTTTAAATCTGCATAACCATGAAACTTTGCGTAATCTGGATCAAATCCTCGCCAATTCTTTGCCAAATCGTAATATGCTTCTGATAGTGCATGTTCTTTATCATCTTCACATTTGTAATAAAGTTTTCGAATAGTCTTTTTTGCAAGTAACATTAACATTTCTACACATTTTGTTGTAAGTTCGTCTTGTGCTCTTGATTTGTAGATTTCTTCTAACAAATCTTTTTTATTTAGATAATTTTTAGTTTTTGACATATATTTCTTAAATTTAAAAAGGGGAAACATAATTGTTTCCCCTTTATGTATATATTAAATACGTTTTTTATGTAATTTATTTTATTTATACTAATTTTCTGGTAATCCAGCTGCTTGTCTAAGTTCTATATCATCATCTTCAATATATGCTGAAAGTGCTTCAAGTTCTGCAATTTCACCATAACTAATGTTTTCCGCTTTTAAAGATTTTCTAATTTCTTCTAATCTTTTTTTTGCTTCCTTTGGGGAAACCTTTTTCTTTTCTATTAACAAAGTAGTTAATTCTTCGTTTAACATAGCGATAGACTTCTCTAACTCCTCACCTTCATCTAGTTTTTCAACTAAGACTTTCTTTGTTTCAACGATAAATTGAACTTCATCACTCTTTAATGTGTCTTCCATTTCTGATAAAGTTTTGAATTCAGCTTCAACATTTGCTCTATTTTCAACATTTAATTCGTTGTACTTTGCAACTGCTTCGTCAATCTTAGCGTAAATTTCATCAGTTTTAGTCATATCAACAAGTTTAGTTATATCAATTCCTTCTACTAATCCTTTAAACTCTAAAGAATCAACATTGATGTGTAATCCTTCAAGAACATGATTGAAATCTAAATCATAATTTTTCTTTAATGATTCACTTAACTCTTCAACATCTTCAATGTCTAATGATTCTAATACAAACCCTCTTGAAACTTTATCGAATTTAGAAATAGATACTTCATTGTTTGCCATTTTGAATACTTCAAAGTTTTCTTTGATAGTTTCAACCGATTTAACAAAATCAATTTCTATAAAATCGTTTGCTTTTTCATACATGAATTCAACAAGTGATCTCACTTTAGTATTAGTATAATCAATAAATCCTGCGTTTTTCAATACTTTAGATAATTGTTCTTTGTTTTCAATTACACTTTCATTGATAGTCATTGTATTACCTTTTTCACTTGTAACAATCTTAAACGTTGCTTTTGGTAATACTGCTTCAAATGTGTTGTTACCTTTGTAAGTAAACATATTCAAAGCTTGGTTTGCTTTTGCAAATTCAGCACTAACTTTACCTGTAAATTTTTCAACTTTAGTAAGGTCATTTGCTACCATATAGTTACCGCTTTTAGAAGTGAATACAAATCCTTCTTCTAATTGCATAACAGGTGACACAGGTGAACTTGTAATTTCTGCTTTTGCCGTAGTTTGTACATTAAACTCTTCTCTTTCGAAACCTTCTATTAATCTCTTAACATTTGGTTCGAATTTGAATTTTGATAATGATGGAAGACTGTTTTTAATTTCTGATTCTTCAAGAGCTACTAAACTTTTGATTGATTCAACAACTGGTACGTATGTGTTAATACCATCCAATTTGTTCATTATTCTTTCAAGTTCTAACCCGTATTTGTTTTCGTTTATAAATGTGTCAACTGATTCAAGGAAACTTTCAACATCTGTAATCCAATCATATTCTTTTAATTGTTCTAAGTATAAGTTAAATTTACTTGCGGTAAACCCACTTTTCAAATCGTGTATTGCTTTGTTGCAAATCGTTTGAGATACTTCGTGTTCGTTAAGACTTGCAGATAACCCTTTTAGTTTTTCATATAGTCCTAATTTTTCAATAACGTTAATTCTCATTTTATTGTATTTTATTTTTCTTATTTACTTATTTAATCATTGTAGGTTGAACCAGAATTATTTCCAGTTGGCCACACATCTTTTGTAACTACGATATTTCGACCTGCAGAATCAGTATCTTTAGGTTTTTCGGAAATTGTATAAATATTAGCAATTATATTCTCCATTCTATTTCCTGCAAAAATTTCTGTTTTATCTTTGAATAATGGATAACTTGCTTGTACTTCTATTGGAAATGTTATTTTTATTTCTTTTTTATCCGATAGACCAAAGTTAACTAACCTTTCCTTATTTATATCTGGTGGGATTGCAAAATAACATGGTACCTTCACACTAAACACATCGACATAGAAATATACATTTTTATACATGTTTGAAAATATCGAATTTATACATTTAAAAATATCTACTATGGAATCTACGTGAATAGTAATTTCAAAGTCCATTTTAAAAGGGGCTTCCATAAATTCTGCATTGAATTCTCTGACTTCATTACCTTCTTGTTTAATGAAATTTGCTCGTTTGAACTTATTCGCTAAATATTCTTCTTGTAATCCTATACCTTGCAAACTCAATGTCGCTCTTGGAAACTTTTCATAAAGACCTGTTGCTTTTCCTTCTGATTTTAATTCATCTGAATTTAGAAATATATCACTCATAAACCTTTCTGATCCAGCAACAGTAAAATTTACTGGTACTTCTACTTTGGTCTTTTTGTTATCAATAACATTATTCCAGAATATTCTATCATCAATTGCATTTAATGTTCCGATTATCAAATTACGGAATAATACATCATCCTTGTTTTGATAATTGTTATAAGTTTCGCTCATAGTCTATTTAACTAACAAGGATTTATCTCTAATTCACTAAATCCTGCTACTTTATTTACAGAATAAACTGAATCAAACATTTCCTTGGGTAGAGTTGAATGATTAATAACAAATACATTCAAATCCAATTCATCTACAATTGTTCTTATCAATGACAATACTTCGTGTATAGAATTAGCATCAAGTGACGCTAATATTTCATCTAAGAATAATAAATTGATATTTGGATAGTTTCTTTTCATAATATGAATCAAAGAAATTAACACAGCAAAATCTGCTTTTTTACGTTCCCCTGTACTTAATGTCTTTGTATTAATTTCTTCCCCAATATATAACAACTTACTATTAAACTTTTCATCTATTTCAATTTTATATGGGAAATGTAATTTCTTACTAATCTCATTGATAGACTTGTTAAAACTTGGTAAAAAGTTTCTTGTAATTTGTAACTTAACCCCATCATCACCAAATATTTTACCTAATTCAGTGTATAAAAATTCATTCTTTTTATTTTCTTCTATGTTTAATAGAATTTCATCAATTTTTTTAATAGTGTTCTGTAATACAGAATCAAATTCACTTTTTTCTTCTTTAGGTTTTAATAAAGTGTTTTGTGTTGTGTGTAATTTATCTAATCCTAATCTAATGTCAAAAATAGAATCATTTAATTCTCGTTTCTTATTGTCAATCAAGATTGTAACTAGTTTTACTTTAGTTATTGCATCTTTAGTCGTTTCAATCTCAGCTTCAAATGCAATCTTATCTTCTTTTACCTTTTCTTGATATTTCTTATGTATTTCCCCGGTTAAATCTGATCCACAAGTTGGACATTCTTCATTATCATAAAGTTTTAGTTTTTCTGTACAATCCTTTATTTTATATGCATAATCATTTTTAGTCTTTGTCAATTTTGTCATTTTTTCAAAGGCTAAATTAGACTTTTCAGATACTAATTCAGACTTATTGTTTAAATCTGTTAAAGATGTACTTAATTCTTCTATTTGTGAAACAACCTCTTCTAATTTATCTGTAATATCTTTTGATTTATCTTTGTCAATCTTTTCCAACTTATCTTGAATTGATTTCTTATTGTCAAGTAATACTCTTGCTTGTCCATCTAAGTTTTTTATTTCAATGTTGAATTGTTTAACATTTTCTTTTAAAGAATCGTGAATTTTATTAAAGAATATTATACCAAAGATTTGGTCTAAGATTTTTCTTTTGTCTGATGGTTTCATTGTCAAGAATGACTTGAATTTATCAACAGAAATTGATATAACATTGTCAAATGTAGATTGTGGAATTTTCATATAATCATCTTCGATTATACCCTGTATGTTACTATTTCCAGCAACTTCTTGTTCTACATTGTCAATCCATACATTAAACACTTTTGGTGCAATACCACGTTCAATAGTTATAATTGAACCCTTTGCCCCTAAAGTGATTTTTCCCCAAAGAGATTTGTTAACTCTGTTGGGGAGATCCCCAAGTTTCTTTTCTTGAACTTTACCATAAATCAAATATGAAATAACTTCTCTAATTGTAGATTTACCATGGCCAGATTGACCGATAAGCATTATCATTTCACCTTTATCATTAAATTCAACTCGAGTTACTTTGTTCCCGTATGAATTAAAGTTTTTATATTCTAATTTAAGTAATTTCATAATTGTTATATTCCTTTAAACAAGTCTTCAAAAATCTTTCTTGCTTTTTTGTTATCTTCACCCTGAAACCTATTGTTAATTTCTTTATTAATAAGTTCTTTTGCATCTAATGTAGATGAGTCTTCGTCTATTTCCCCATAATCTTCTTCAATTGGGAAAATATTTAATACTCTAGTTTGTTCTCCAATCTTATGAAATACTTTTGTAAGTTTAGATGAACTTGATGATAATAACTTTTCTTTAATGTTAATATCAACAAAGTTGTTTTTACTTAATGCGTGTATTTCCATTAGTTGGTCTTTATCTATATTATTTATTGTAAACTGTATAAATTTAGGTGATATAGTGTTCTCATAGAACGTATCTTTACCTGTGGCAAGGTCTAATATAAACATCCCTTTATTGTTCCCTGAGTCTCCTCTAGTGATTTGATAAGGTGTACCTACAACATTGATATTTCCTTTTTGTTGTGACCAATGAATATGTCCTGTGTAAACTCTTTTGTAACCATCAGCACTTTTTGGATTAGCTCCTTCGTCTTCGTGTATGTTCACATATTTGTTGTATTTGATTAACGAAAAAGTACCATGCATAAATGCATAGTCACAATTGTTATTAATTTGATAATCTTGTAAGGTTTCTGCTTCTTCTTTAATATCTCGCCTCCAAGGCATCATTAATATTTTTTGATTGTCATGTTCTATTACATTTACATCTTTGTGTACAGTTACATTTGGAATGTATTTCAACGAATCTAAACTGGTTACTTCTGTATTAGTTTTATAATAGAGGTCATGATTCCCTGCAATGATGTGAACTGGTCCAATTTTACCTAATTCTTCATAAATCCTTATTCCTAAGTCTAATGATTTAATGTTAACGGAGGTTCTATTGTCAAAAACATCACCGCAATTTACGATGATGTCTCCTTTTTTGAAATGTTTTTTTATTGTTGGAATAATGAATTTGAAATGTGCTTCTTCCATTATATCCATCCACTCTGTTGAGTTTGACCTTGCACCTAAATGAGTGTCAGACCACACGAAAACCTTACTCATAATTTTTCAAATTTAATATTGTTACTTATTAAATGTGATTTTAGTTCAGATAATTTTACTAAACTATAAAAATCTTTCCACTCTTTCGCTATTTTTATCATATTGTTTATTTGTATTCTATTATTCCAAACCCAATCACCTTTAGTGTGTCCGAATAATTCACCACTTATATATCGAGTATCATCTGGACTGATATGAAATTTGTTTCCTTTTTTGTCTTTAACTAATGTAGTTTTCTTTATCCGTTCCACTACCGTAGTAGAATTTATTGCTAATAAGATTTGTTGTTTTGTAGAAATAATATGGAGTTCTGATACTCCATTCTCGTGAGATTAAATACATTAAGTTAATTATTTTTAAAGAAAGGAACTTAGAATTTGCAGTTCTATAATAGTTCCTTTCTTTATTTATTCAAAATACTTTTGACATATTAAAATAATTTATTTGATTTGTATAAATTAGCTTTTTTCAATTCATCTAATAATTCACCTTTAAACTTAATTGATAAATTTTTATAGAAATAACGTTCTTCTTTTTCATTAAGATTGATATAGTCTGTTATTAATGCAAACATATCTGTTTTTGTCAATCTCGATAATCGTTTATTGTTTTTCAATAACAACATACAAAATGCATATATCTTATTAACACTTTCTATTGGTAAATTAATTGTTCTTTCTAATGGAATATCATCAATTAATTTTTTAATCATAGAATTGTTTGAAATTTGTAAATCTAATTCTTCTAAGTCTTCTTTTTTATTTACAGATTCTTGTGAATTGTCGGAATACATTCTACTACCAGTATCTGGTTCAAATGAAATCGGTTCTATATTAAGTTCTCCATTATCATACCTACTTTGTAAGTAATAGTTGGATTGTTTTGTTGTTGGTTTTTTATCTTCTGCCATATTGTTGGTTAATTATACTTATTAAATGTGTTTTTTAGTTGAAATATTTTATTCACCACTACCATCGTCAAACAATACCGTGTTGGTTTCGTGCAATCTCATGTATTCATAATCTATATCAATTTTACACTTTATTCCTTTACCGGAACCATCTCTAACTTTTAATAGTTTCAACCAATAGAATCCTTCTAGGTTCATATCAGGTGTTTGAATAATTGCCATGATAGTATCACAAGTTGCTGCTAAACCAGCTGATTCTGCAATCATTCCCATATTAATATTTGAACTCTCAAAACCACTATTGTGAGTTAAAATATTATTAGCATAAAATAATCTATCTTTACCTGATACTTCAATATCTACGGTATCTATATTGTCTATTGTTTCTATTTCTATTATTTCATCTAAATACATAATATTCTTTTTAATTGTTGTAATACTTTTTGTTTATTATTTCTAAAATCTTTTTCCCAAATAACAATAACATCATATCCATTATCTTTAGCAACTTTAATTTTCTTTTTATCTTCTTCCCATTTAGTATTAGCGGGTATTGTTCTATTTGGAAATTTTACTAATTGGTCATGTTCATAAATCATAGGATTGCAGTGCCAATAGTCACCATTAAACTCTATAATAGTCTTACCTATCTTAAAGTCAAAATAATATCTATTTATTTTAAACTCACATTCTATATTATCAATAAATGGAATTAACATATCATATAATACCATTGATATTTTACTAATAGCACCATTATTTTTACCAAAATATTTATACGATTCATTTACTATTGATATTTGTCTTTGTTTTGAACAAAGATTTTTATATATTTGGTTACCTTTGAATATACCATATCTTTGAATATGTGCAGGTAAACTATTATTATCTCGGTTGTGTGTTAATAATTTATTAGACTTTCTAATATTATTATTTTTACTTTTCCATAAACCATATCCCTTTACAAATCCATGCTTTTTGATATATCCGTCTTTCGTATTATAGTATTTGTGATATTCTTTTCTTTTATTGTATTCATCTTCCCCTAAATACTCTACTGATTGTTTATGTCGTTTCCTGTCTAAATACTCTTGTTTGTGTTCCTTCCAGTTCGTTCCAAATTTTTCTTTAAACTTTACATCACTTGTTCCATTTCTACTATTTCTATATGCTACTTTGGCTTCTTCGATATTTTTATAAAGAGTACCTACCTTGTTAATAAAATTATTAACAGTAATTGCAGTTTTCTTTGATTTGTTTTCTTGTATAACCTTACCTAATTTTTGTCCATATATGATAGTATGATATTCAATAGATGAACTATCTTTAGATGACAAAGACAATAAATTTGTCCATTTTTCATCTAAATTTGTAGATGTTTCTATTTCTATATTGTATTGAAACATATAATATAGTTTTTTTAATAATTGAAGTTTCTTTGTTGTTTGATATATCTGGACGAATCTAATATTTTTTTCAAAGAATCTAAAGAATACTAACAATCTACGAAAATTAATTTCGACATTTGATTTATTATAATTGTCTTGCTCTATGATTTTTTGTATGTTATTTTTAATAGTTTTTGATTTCATAATATATGACATTTATACAATACTATTTACTCAAAAACTATTATCTGCAACACAAACACCTATTTACTTGTTAATTTGTCTCCAATTACTAAGTCGGATGCTTTTACTAATTTATCTCCTATTGGGAATAAGTGATTATGACCACAAACAATTTCTTTTCCTGATTTGGTTTTAAGTTTCAATACTTTAGGTAGTGTTTCTATTGGGTAAACTTTAGTAACTTTAACCCAATCTTCTGTTCCCATAATAAAGTCACCTTCTTTTATTTTAGATATTTCCATTTCTCCCTCTTTAGTTTGTACTTTAGTATCTAAACTTAAACATCTGTTAGTTTGTGTTGCACTTAAAAGAACTACATGTCTTCTTTGAGCAACTGCTCTTAAATCTTCACAAATGTTTTTAATCTTGATGTATGTTGATTCTGAATTAGGATTTCTAATATCTTTCATGATATTAATATAATCCACTATTACAACATCATAAACTAATCCTGTAATATCTTGAACTTTACCAATAAAATTATCAATATCATCGGCAGTTGCATTACTTGTTTCGTAATTCTTTACTGTTAATGCACCTGGTTCAATTATACTATGTGCTTTGAATTCAGAAATTTTGCGATGCATGAAATCAGTATCATCTGCTTTGTTATCATAATCACTCATAGCAATATTGAAAATATCTGAACCAATTCTTTTATGAACCTTTTGTCCTCCCATTTCTAATGAGATAAACAATACATTTTTACCTGCTTTCATATAATTAGCAGCATCTTGTGCTAAGAATAACGATTTTCCTGTGTTTGGTGGTGCAACATAAACATTTAATGTTCCTTTAGAGTGCCCACCAAGGTTTTTGTCTAAGAAATCATAATTAGAACTTAATAAATCTTGTGGGTCACGAACGTGAGATTTTGTATCAAAGAAATCTGAACCTAAATCATCATCAAAAGTAATATTGTTTCTACCATTAATCATATTTTTAACATCATCAACAATAGAACTAACATTTTCAGGTGTAACCTTTACAGTATTGATATATTCAACTGTATCAATGATAGATGAGTCTAAATGTTTCCATTTGATCCACGATTGAGCTGTTTCTTCTACCCAAGCAATATCATAAGATTCTATTTTTTTCTTAAATATTTCATCAAAAAATACTTTAGGACATCGTTGTTCTAATTCTCCTGTTGAAATAAGCATCCACAAGTTATCTTTTGTAGGTGCAATTTTATATTTCTTGTAATACCTTTTTGATAGGGTAGCAAGTAAATCTATTTCTGGTACGGAAAAGAACCCTTGTTCAACTGGTTCTAAATAGACAGGTGTTTGCAATGCGTACAGTAAAAATATCTTCTCAAATTCATTAGTGTTTATCATATATATCTTTCTTTGTGTATTAAACACAAAAAAGGACTAAATAATTTTAGTCCTTCGTAATTAAATTATGATTATAATATTAAAATGTACTATTTATAATAACTTCTTCAATATCTTCTTTTGCATACGGTATAAAATCTTTAGGTAGTTTTGTAAAATAACCTTTATCAACTAACATTTCAACAGTAATCTTTGCTAAAACTTTTGCACCTGATGGTTTTTTACTTCCTGCAATTTGTACCATTGCTTCATTAATTTCTTCTTTATTAATATATTTTAATAAATCGTTCATTTTGTTAATTATTTTTATAGTTTATTTAATTTTTAGAAAATGTAAGATAACAAAAAATCCCACAAATCAAAGAAATGTGGGATTTAATTTAGAATTTATTTTAATCTTCGTTTAGTTCTTCATCATCATTGTGAAGTATTTCTTCAATTTCTTCATCGGTTTCTTGTGAACTAAATTCGAAATCTTTTCTAATTACAGCATCAAATCTATCTTCTAATGGTTTCATAACTCTTTCAGAAAATAATTGTCTCGTGTCGATTGCTTCGCCTAAATGTTCAACAACATATTTTCTCGCTGTTTCTTTTGGTGCGAAATACATTATTTCATCTGAGTTGTCTGGTGTAAAAACTTTTATCTTTTCTTTTGCTTGTCCTTTAAGTTTATTATATTCAGATTTTGTTAATAGATTTCCTTTTGCAATTCCTACATTATCCCAACTTAGATAATCTTGAACACCCATATATCTGTTGAATGGTCTATCAAAGAATATAGGAAACTTAATAGTTTTAGGTTGTGCAAATCTATTCTTTCCGGTCTTGGCTGTTACAATTACACCTGTTTGTCTTTTATCATCATTCTTATCATCTTTCAATTTTGCTTTTGATAAGTATAATGTGATACTTGGGGAATAAACAACACCACCTCCACCACCTTGAACAACTGGGTCTCCATAACCACCAATGTTTACCATTGTATGGTTTGTGAATATCATTGGAATTCCTAATGAATTCAAATCTGATGTGATAATTCTAAAGAACGAACGTATTTGTTTTGCTCTTGTCATATCTGCGGCACTATTTCCAGTTCTTGCATCTTCTATTTCTTTTGATGATGCAACCATTCCGATTGAATCAAGAATCAGAATAAATTTAGGAATTTCTTGTCCTTTGATTTTCAATGCGGTTAAGTTCTTGATGAAAATAGCATACATTGTTTTCAACTTTTCAATCTCCGAAACTGGTTCGTGTCTAAAGTTTTTTAAATCAATACCGAAATTCAAACAACTATCAGGGTCAACAGCACCTTCTGTATCGTAATAAATTGGTGTGTAACCAGCTAATTGTGCATTCCTTACAGCGTTAAGTGTTAAGAATGTTTTACCGCTATTATGGGAACTAATACCTCCAACACCAGACCAGTATCTATGGTTTTCGTGTTCTACTGTCCAATCATATACTAATTCTTTGTCTTTTTTATTTATAGTAGATACCTCGTAAACTCCATCTTTAGTCAATACTAAATCAGATTTTTTAAGTACTTCGGCTTTAACCCATCCAGTTGGTGTTTCATATAAGTGGTCATTAGAAGATAGTCCTTTAAATCCATTAGTCAATACTATTTCATATATAGGTCTTTCCTTTTTATTATAAATAGTACTAATTTCTTGAAATCCATCTGGTGTATCTATAACTATAAAGTTAGATAGTTTATTTTCAATTAAATCTTGTACTTTAACTAATTCAGAATGTTCTTCGCAATGAGTATTGAATAACTTAGTTAATTCCCCATCAGTTAACTTGTCGATGTCATATCCACAATGAGTTAACTCTTTTTTAATAATTTCTATTTTCATATTTTTTGTTTTCGTCCTTAACACAAAATAAAGATTTAGTGTTAGATATGTTCCTCGTTAATAATTTCTCTATCATAATTATCTATACTCTTTAGTATATATAATCGAACAACTTCTTCTTTCGGTAAACAACCAGATTCTCCTACTAATGATGTTTGTTTAGTACTTGGAAACCCTTTTTTAATTGAACCACTTAATGCTGCATTAAGAATCCAATTACCAGAATCAATCCAGTTGTTGTTTTTATAAATCTCTGAGGTACCGAAACTACTACTACCAAAAGGATTAACTTCGTTAAGTTCTTTGAATATATCATCAACGGAACTATGTTTTTTACTTGTTTTTGCCATATATATTAATTGTTTTTTTAAAATAATCTTTTTTTGATCTTCAATGAACCAGATAATGCATTAATCCCTGGCATTGCTTGAAGAATATTATTTAGTGGGTTTATCACTGTTTTTTCAAACATCAAATCAATGTCTATTTCTGGTGCAAACTCTTTAGGGTGTGAACCACGTTTGTAACTAAAAACATTTAATTCTTCTTTGTGTGATTTTGCATAATACCACTTAACTTTGTCACCTGTTTTTAATCTTTCATACTTATTTTCATAATCTGGATTGTTATTAAGGTACATATTATAAATCCCTGCTCCTCTAATGTGAGTTCCACAACCACTTGCAACTTTTAACCCATTAGTGTCACTAAGAATATATTTTTCATAATCACCTATTCCTGTTGTAATACTAATATCTTCAATGTCAACAATTGCAAATCTTTTCTTTAATTTCAACAATTCAATTGTAATATCTCTTTGTGTAAATTGTTTACCTTTATCGAATATCCATTGAACTAATTTAACTAATTCTGGTCTACAAAATGGAGGTGTAGTTAATCTAATGATCTCCAATCCTGTTGTTTTTGTGTAACTACCACTATCATAGAACTTACCATCAGCCCACACAATGTCTTGTGTATATTTCTTTTTCTTTACCCAAATACCCGATTTACTGATTGTTTCTAATTCAAAATCTAAATAATTTTCAGTATTATAAGATTCAGCATACTTTTCAAACACTTTCTTTAAATAAGATTCTAGTCTGTGTTTATTGATAGTAAGTACTAAATCCGTTGCTGAACCTGTCCAATTGATTTTCTTTGCAACTTCTTCAAAAGTCACATAAGCAGAATTATGAACCAATATATCATTTGCAATAAATGTATGGGTATCATCATCAACTTCTATATCATAAACATATTCATCATCAAATTCTCCTATACACTCAATGTATTCTATTTCTTCTATTTCGTATTTCATTTTCTAAGTAAATTTCACCGTCTTTGTGTTGTCTAATTTTAGTATTTGGATATATTATAGATTCTCCCGTTACTATGCAACTATCAAATTCTAATATATCACATATTCGCACTATGTAATTTATCTCTCTATTTCTAAATCCTTTTATTTGTTCTTTTAAATTCATATTTTATATAGACTTTCTAAATTTAATCTATATAAACTACAAAGTTACCTAATTGACAATATTTTATCGGTTTTTAATATTTCAGATGGTTTAACTTCTATCTTAACCCCATTTCTAAATACAATCATAGAGTGGTCGTTAGTTACAGTTACTTCTTTTCCAGATTTAGTTTTAAGTTTCCATTTTGCTTTAGATACTTTGTGTCTAATAATTCTTTTTACTGGTGCTTGATAAAGTCCATTAGTTTCTGACCAATTCAATACTGTTCTGTTAGTTTCAACAGATTCGTGCCCACTTTTGGTTCCCCCTGCATTAATAGAATTTTCGTTATACAAATCTTCTATTCTAATATTTCCTTTATTTGTACTAATAATAGTATCTTTATCAACACTATCTGTGTCAATATAAACAACTGTTGGTTTAACACAAGGTTCGGGGGTTACATTCACATCTGGACAAATTTCTTTTAATTTATTAAGAATAAATTTATCTTTGTGTAAAATGTTTTGAAAATAAGAATCAACTGCCCTTTCAGCATATCGAATAGCATCTTGTCCTTGTCCTGTTATTGTTTCCGCTAAACTCTTATTATAAAAATAGAAAAATATAGATGCCATCGAACCATAAATAGAGTTAAGAACTAATTTATTAGATTGTTCAAGTGTACCTTTGATTGCTGCTTCGTCAGTTAGTTCCCTAATGATATTGGCTTTCTCAGATTCTGATAGAGAACTATAATCAAAGTTCTCTATTTCATCAGTTGTCATATCTCTTATTTTAATCATTCAAATGTATTTATAATTATTGAAATTTTTATTTCTTATTTGATACAATCCTCCAGAATTTGGGATTATTTGGGTGTGTGTTAAATACATTAAGTTTAATTATTTTAAAGAAAGGAACTTAGGATTCGAGTCCTATTATAGTTCCTTTCTTTATTTAATCAAATACTTTTATATTCCCAAATTTTACAATTCTAAATCTTCGTGTAAGGTAAGTACTACTTCTGATGTTTTATCTTCTGCTTCGAAAATGATTTTACATTCATCTATCAATGGATAAACTATATAAGTGTTGAAATCTAACAATTTAAACAAGTCTTTTGAAACTTTATAAGAATTTGTTCCACCACCTGATAAACCTTCAAAATCATCTGATATTGCAATATTATATGCACCTTCAGAAACAACTCTTACTTCACCATTAACTTGAAATTCAACTTCTTCATTTGTATCAAAGTCAAAAAACTTTTGAACTTGTAAAATTTCATTTGCTGTCATTCTAAAGTTACAATCAGCATTTGTTACATCTTTTACCTCTGCAATAGATTCTGCTGGTACATTTGCAAATTCGAATAAATCAGGGTCTGCTGCATCTAAGGTAAATGATATTTTAGGACTTGAAACTCTCATAGATTCTGCAAACAATTCACCTGTTGAATCTAATTTTTGAAATGTAATTTCACATTTAATATCACTACCACTTAGGAATGAAAATGCTTTTTTTACTTTTTTACCATCATAGAAACAAAATTTAATTGGTCCTTCAACTTTATCTAAGTTGCTTTCACCACAAATTTCACCTATACTTGTTCTCAAACTTTTAATAATAGTTCCACTACTATTGTGTGAATCTGTACTTAATCCTTCTGAATCAATCTTGAAATATATTGTTCCCGATTCACTAAGTGGGATTAAAGAATCTATAAAGCTATTGAACTTTACTAAGTCTACTGTTTTTAATACTACTTTTTTCATTAATTTTAAATTTACTATTTGTTACTTGTTTATTATTAAATGCATTTATTTACTTTTTTCTTTTAATTCATGAGCGATTTTTGCACATAATTTTGCTCGGTATTGATTATTTTTCCTTGCAGCGTACAATTCATCATAAACTTTTTTTAATGTTGATTCACCTTTTTTGAATACACAACCGGTAACACTTACAATCTCATCATTCTTTGGTCTTTCTAATTTAAGTGAAACTGGTTTATAGTTTACATACTTTTTCAAATCATCTGTTAATTTTCTATCAAAGTTTTCAAATCCTAATTCTAAGAATCTTGATATTGATGGATATAGTGAACTAAAGTCATAACAACATGTTAATTCGTGTAAACCTGCTAAAGGGGCCTTCACAAAGGCACCTTCATACCATTCTTTTTTCCTTTTAGTCATATCAATCATTGGCATTACTTTGTTGTCCTTATAGTAAGCCTTAGACATAAATCCTTCTGTAACATTTACAGCAGAATCTGCTTTGTCGATATGATTACCGGAATCATTACCTTGTGCTAAGATTGCTGAGAATGGTTGTCTTTTTTCGTGTATTAATAGAACTAAAATAGTATCTACGGCACAATATAAACAATAAGTATAATAATCTTTATCATACATTTCTTTAAGAACATCACCATCCATTACTGGATAGTTTCCATATTTTAATTTCTTAACTTTAAGAACTTCCCCAGAAACAAAGTCTAATGATTTAGATTCTTTTACTTTAATACTTCTATCAAATGCATCAAAGTAATACATATAATCAACAACTGCAAAGTGACTTGGTACATTACCAACATCTTTTTTCTTTGCAATGTTTCTTGTTGGTGAAATTGATCTGTAATCAACTCCTAAGTTTTCCATTCTCTTTGATAAGAAAGGCCAATCAAATCCACTGTCATTAAACCACTTTGAACGGAAGGTATTAATAAAGTTCCAACCAGTTAAAACGTGAAACTTAGAACAAATCTTAACAAATGATTCTAATAATTTCTTTTCATCTGGAATAAATACATATTTCAATACAAATTTCAAATCTGATATTTTTGAAAAATAATCAGCAATGAAATCATTCATTTTCTTTTGTTTGTCGTAATCAAAGTTTTCCTTTTCACCTAAAATTATTACTTGTACAACACCTTTATCATCTTTATAACAAACGGTAATACAAGTAATTTTTTCTTTTGCTAAAGTTACATCTGGAAATCCATCATGAATATCTGTTTCAATATCACAAAAAAGAATCTTTGGTATATTGAATTGATATAACAAGTCTTTGTATTCTGGTTGTGCATTGATCCATTCCCATATACTTTTCTTGTCTATATTATCAGAATCTTTATATGAACACCTAACAACTCCTTTGTTATCCCAAGATTTAAAAGTAGAATCTGCATTTGCACCTTCATTATACTTCCATTTCCAAAAATCTCTTTTAGGAATGTCAAGAATTTGTCTATTCCTGTTTGCATCAATATAAGAAATTTTTACCGAATTGGTGTATTTTGTTTGTTCAATATCTAATATCATATTTATTCTTGTTCTTGGTTTTGATTTTCTATTTCATCTTCTGTTATTATACCTGCAGATTCGCACATTTTCATTATAAATTCAATAGATTCTTCTGTCAATTCGACTGTTATTTTTCCTTTCTTTTTAAACCCTACTGATTTTTCAGATGAATTAATTGTATCTTTAAGTAACCCAAATAAATTAACAAAATGAGTAACATCTTCATTAACTAAACTCAAGTCTAATATATTGTTTATGTGTATTTCCATAGAATAGTGTGTTTTTATACTTATTAAATAACAAATAAGAATCATTTATTTTAAACAAACACATCAATGTCACAAATTAATTTGAAACACACTGAGGTTGATATGGTTATCATATCCTGGGCGAAAAGTAAAAAATTACACAAAGAATCACTTACAACAATAGAAACACTTATAGATAGTGAAGAATCCAGCAATATAAAATTTAATATAATAGTAGTAGAATCCAACAAAGACACATCGTATGATGATATTGAGGGTAAAGGACATTCTATTAAAACTGTTTATACAGATAAAGAATTTGGGTATCACACATACTTAAATGTAGGATTAGAACATGGGTCTGCAGAATGGACTTGTTTATGTAACAACGATTTAGTATTTAAACCAGGTTGGGCGTCTGAAATAATAGGTTTAATAAATGCACAAAGAAAAGGAAATCCGGCACAATGGGAATTTGTTTCAGCATCTCCTTGTAATCCACGAGAAATGTGGCATAAAAGGAAATTAAACAATATTGAAGTTGGATATGGTGTGAGACAACATATTGCAGGTTGGTGTTTATTTCAATCAAGAAACGTATTTGATAAAATAGGTAAACTCGAAGAACGTGTAAAGTTTTGGTTTTGTGACAATTGGTATAGTGTTGCATTGCAACATCATCAAATTCCACATATATTTGTAGGAACATCATTTGTAGAACATCATAACGAAACAGAAGGAACTACAACAAAAGAATCTGGAATGTCTAAAGAAGAACATCATAAAGTAACTTATGGAGCTGGAGATACTTTTAGAGATATTGTCAGGGAAATGGTTAATGATGATAATTGGGGACGACCAACAAAGGAATTAAAAGAAAAACTAAAAGCACAGGGTAAATCGTGGTATTAAATGATATTAATCACATTTATTCATATTAAAAAAGGGAATCAATTACGATTCCCTTTTTGTTTACTTTAAATATACTTTATTAAAGTTTTCTGTTTCCTTTTTTGATGGGAACATGAATGATCTTCGTAATCCATGTTTATCAGTAGTTGAAATATCCTTTGCAACTTTAGTCCAATCAATTTCTGGTTGTTCTGCCATTACTTTTAGAATGTGTGTAGCTCTTGCTCCTGTATATCTTGCAATAATTCCTGCTAGTCCATCTTCGACGGTTGCTTCTAGAATTTGTTCAGATTCCTTTACATATTGCAATGGAATTGATCCAGTGAAATAATTTGTATAATGTTGATACTTTACTCTAAGTATATTTTCAATGAATTTATCAATCTGATAATCATTTAAACCTTGCATCATTAAGAATGGTTTAAAATCTTTCTTAAAGAAATCACAACTTAACATTTGAGATTTGAAATCTTCCCAGACAACAGGTCTGTTAGATTTAACTAACATACAAATTGCGGCATCAAGTTTAGCTTCATATTCATTAGAACCTACCATTTCTGTAAGTGCATCTTTAAATGATTCCAATTTAGATTCTGTAATTTTAGATAAGTAAGGAATTGATTCTCTTTCTTTTATACTATCTAAAGATTCTAAAGTTAATTCACCTTTTTTGAATGCAATAACTCTTTCGAAGAATCTTGTGTGTGCTTTGTTTATTGATTCACCATGTTTAGATGTCATGTGTTCTAATACAGGAACACCATCTTCACCAAAGAAATCTGTAATCATACTATGTACATCTTCTTTAGAAGCATCTTTAAAGTTCATAACTTTTAAAGCATCCTTAAAGTTACCTTTACTTTCGTTTACTGATTCTCTCAATCCTTTTTTAGTTTGGTCAGAATACATAGTCAATTCGTATGTTTTACCATCAACACCTCTATTGTATATTGAAGAATGTAATACACCAACTACGTTTCCGTTTTTATCTTGCAATTCAACTGATTTACTTAAAGTTTTACCTTTCTTTGGTTTAAAGAAGGCATCTCCAAATGCAGTGAAGAATTCTTGTTGGTCGATATTATATCCACCTGATTCTGCGTATGCTGAAATAGCATCTAATGCTGAACCAAATGTGTGATGATATACAGGATAGTTACTGTTTAGTTTAAGTTTCTCATTCACTTTAGATTCGACAAGTTTAACTAATTTAGATTTAACCCATTTTTCTGTATTTGCATCAAAACTAACTAATGATTTATCTCCTTTAGTTTTAATTAATTCACCTGTTCCGAATAATGAACCATCTTCATCGTAAACATGTACTAATTCAATATGATTAGATTCATTCTTTTTCAAGAATTTTTCTAATTCTTTTAGTGTGCCTTCGTTTTTTAATTCCATGTGATCTCCTTCAAAGTCAACAAAGTAATATTTAGAATCATTACTATCAAAATAAATATATTTATGACCAGGCATCCATCCACCTAATTCATTTATTTTAATCTTTTTCATCCCTTTAAGGAATTTCTTAGTATCTTTAGACATTGCAGCCTCATTAATAGATTCATTAATATATTTTTTATCTATTTCTGAACCCCATCCCATAATAACATCAACTACTTTCTTTTTTTCTTTTTTATCTTTAGAAGTTAATGCAGATGTAATTTTATTCCAATCCCAATTAGGATTATTTTCTATCTTTTTTTCAATAAAAGAATTTCTTGCTCCTGTATAGGTAGTAATTACTGAAATCATTTCTTTTTTTACTGCTGGGGACATAGTATCTTCATTCATAGTTTTAATTGTTTTTTGTGTTAGTTCATATTCTAAAATACTTTCAATAATCAATACATCAGAAAAGAAATCTTCATCATATTTATAAAGTATAGATTCCATCTCATCAATATCAACATCAAAGTTGTTTACAATATCAGAAACATTAATAGATTCAACTAAACTTGCTTCTAATTCTGCTTTAAGTTGTGTATAATATGGTTGTACTTGTTTGGGAACAAGTTTATTAAATTTTTTCTTGTCATCATCTAAAATAGCTTGTCTAACTTCTGTTGCTGATGTTATTCTTCCTTTAAGTTCTTTTATTTCGAAATCTGGGTGTGTTACAACATCTTTCATTCTCTTTGCCATACCTTTATATGACTTTGCTCTATCTTCCCCTGCACCAATAAGTACTGGATTATATCCTCTTCTTTGCGATTCAAGTATAATAACAGGAATAAATGCAGATTCCATTGCCCAGGCATCTCTTACTAATGGTTGACCTTGAACAACATCTTCCATGTAGTTGATAGTCAACTTATCTGTAAATTTTGCATTTTTACCACTTTTACTTCTTATATAAATATAAACCGATGGTAAACCATTGATTTTTTCTAATTCTTTTGCCATACTTAAATGACCAATCGTATAGGGTTGAAATCTTCCAACTACTACGTTTACAGGTTCTAAATGACGTTGGTCGTTTTCAGATTCCATATCCTTTAGTTCACTAATCATATCTTTTTTGATAACATCTTCGTTTGCCATTTGATAATATTTGTTTTCTTATTTAATACAAACAAAAAAGGTCTAGAATTAACTAGACCTTTTATTAAACTACATACAGGGCTTTTACATACATGGTAGTAGTTATTTATCTTTGCTTTCTTAATTCAGCGTGTTGTTTTTTACTTGTGATTTTTAGTTCTGTACCATCTTCGTAAACTGCAACTCTATGTGATAATTTAACAATTTTACCTTTACCTTCAACTTTTTTAGAATTTGGATTTTCAATAACAGCATTTACAATTATTTCTTTAACCGGGTTTTCGATAGTAATATCTACATCTATTTCTTCAACTTTTTCTTCAACTTTTTCTTCAACTTTTTCTTCAACTTTTTCCTCAACTTTTTCTTCAACTTTTTCTTCAACTTTTTCTTCAACTTTTTCTTCAGTTACCGAAGTTTCTTCAATTGTCACTTCATCAACAACTTTTGTTACTTCTTTGTTAATCACTTCTTTTTTCTTAGCCATAATATTATGTTATTTTTAGTATTTAATTACAATGTTTTCTTCCAATCTGAAAATGAAAGAAATTCTTCGTTTACTTTTTTTGTAATTGTTCTTATTTGATTTACAACTGAATTGATTTGTTTCATCAAATTTTCATCAATCATATTAGTTTTTCGTTTTCTAAGTTTCCTAAACCCAGATAACAAAATTTTGAATATTTCTTCTTGGTTTCTATTTTTATTTATGAAATCTACAACTTCTTTATTTTTAATCATTTTAGTATTCAATGCAAATTCTGGTGCTTTAGCAAAATCTGGTTTTTTGATATTCAATCCTTTTAAGAATATAGCATTTTCGTCAATAAAACGCTTTGCAATTCTTGTCATTAAATCAACATATTTTTCATCTTCATTATCACCATCTGCAATGAAATCTTTAAATATTTGATTTTCTTCTATCCAATTAATAAAAGTATAAAGAACTAATCCAAATTCATCAGAACTTTGTTTATTATTCTTTTTTTCAGCGTGTCTTGCATTTGCCTTATCTCTTGCCATTTGAGTAAACATTGGGTCAACTACTTTTGCCAGATACTCACCATCATTAAATTTGAACACTAATCCTTCAATTGGTTTATCAAGAGTATTATTTAGTGCTGTTTTTTTTAATTTTGGATTTAAAATAGAAACAATGTATTTAGTAAACGATGAAGTTTTAAACTTAGCAACTAAGTCTTCGAATGGTGTGTTAAGGAACTCTTCTAATTGTTCTTTTTGTAATTGACTTAACTTACCATCAAAAATGATAAAAGGGTTCTCTACATTAAAGTATTTCGCCCATTTATTCAAAGTTTTTGGATCATCAATAAATTTTGTTACTTTACCTTTATCATTCATTTCTTTCATGTGTGTTAACACAAGTCCATTCTTAGGTAATACATCATAAGATATTGCAACTGGTTTAGTATTTTGAAAATATTCAAATCCAAATCTTAAATTTGATGGAATCTTTTTATCACCTATTTGTTTTTCGATGAATTCAATTGGTGGTTCATATAAAGACATTATTGTTCTGTCTAATTTAGATATTGGTTGTCTATCATCTCTTTTAAAGAAATCCATACCACCATCTTCTCTTTGTTGTGCTGAAAATGACGAATTGTGAACTAATATTTCATTAGCAAAGAAATTATGGGTTTTTTCCGTTGTTATGTCATAACAAGTAAATTTATTGTCTAATTTCTTTATAGATTTTATTTTCGTTATTTCCATTTGATATTATTTTAGTTATTGTATTTAATAATTCCGAATCACTCGCATTATTTATATATGTTTCCCAAAGAACTAGTGAACTACCCACCCACGCCAGAGGTGATGGGATGGGCTTCAAGGGTTAACGCTCCAACTAATATTGGCAACTTACCTTGATTTTTAAGAGTATGTTCCGTACTCAAGATATTTTTTAAAGTAAAAGATTTTATGTTACAAGCGGCATTTACATCACGGTCTACCTACAAAAAATTTCATTTTCTTTTTGCAAATTGGACATTCTTTTAGTGTGTTAAATACATTAGTTAATAATTATTTTAAAGAAAGGGCGAGGAACTACAATTCCTATGATACCCTTTCTTTATTTAAACAATAACAATTCGGTACCATCTAATTCATCAACTCTTTTCCACATTTTTAAATCTGAACAGTATATTTTATGGTTGCCAGTTACTGTTATTATTTGTCCATTGGTAGATTCTAATTCAAACCATACTTTTGAAAGGTCTTCCTTTATTAGATGATTTATTATACAATCCCAAACTATACTATTAGTTTCTATACAATATGATTTAACTTTACCTTTGTATTGAGTTTCGCATATTTCTTGTATTGTCTTTAATCCATCTTCGGTTTCTAAAATAGTATCATATTTTAGACAACCATCTGGTTTTTCCGATACAATTAATTGTTTACTAAACATATCTTGTATAAACTCGTTTCCTTGTTTACTATAAATATCGAATAAGTGTTGTAGTCCTGCCATTTTTTATTAATTTAGTTTTGTATATTATGTAAATATACGATTTTTATTTAAGTTAAACAAATTTATTGTCTAATATCTGAAAACTTTTTCATTCGAGAATTCTCTGAAATACCAAGTTCTTTTGGCATAGGTAAACCTTTACCTCTAAGAACCTCTGCAAATTTAACTACAATTTTATTCAGTTGGTCTTTCCATGGGAAATCTTTGTTTTGCATTACTTTCCATACAGTTTCGAATGAATTAGTATCTTTGATAGTTGCAGATTGACCTAATAATGCTTTTGTAATGAATTCTGGGTCTTTACTTATAAGTTCTTCATATTCACTTTTCCCAGTTTTTACAGGTGTTCCTTTTTTACCAACAAATGATTTCAATTGTTTCTTATAACCTTTGTTTGGATCTAACATATTTCTTGCTAATTTCTTTATAGTTCCTTTATATTTTCCTTCAAATTCATCTTCAAAATATTCTGTCATTTCTGGAATAGAAATAGCATTACCAATTGCTTTTAGTAATTCCGTTCTATATAAACCTTTCCATTCAGACTCGTGTTTAGTAAAATCAGGACTATGAAACATCCATTTTGCAAAATCAATATTGTCTTGTAACATCAAATCTACTTGAACATTTCCACCAGAACCTTTAATTGGATAAGCTAATGAAATAATTTCTAATCCTTTCATATAGTTTTTTTCCATCTTAGGATATGCAGAATCTAATAAATCAAGTATTTTTTGACCAACTTCATTAGTTTGTATTTTATAAGATTTTGCAATTTTATTAATATCAATTGCTAAATCAATATCGCCACTTGATTGTCCGGGTAACTTTTTACCTGTTGAACCTAACGCAGCCCATTCATTTTTCTTTAATTTTAAAAATCTTGATAAAATTTTAGTGTCTATATCTTTAAGAGTAGGTATTGTATCTTCTGCTCTAATTGGCATAACGTTACTAACGGCATTTCCACCTTCATATAATTTGTTCATAAAAGTAATTCTAAGTTTTAATATTTAATCATAAAAAAAGAACACTAAATGTGTTCTTTTAATTTTATGTACAAATTATTAACATTAATACTAATAGGTAATTTATTATCTTTAAATATATGTTTCCATTTATAATGAAATAACCAAGCTAATCTTATTATGTAAAATCTTTTTAAAGCTGTTGTATTTTTATATCCTGTTATTGGTAATAATTTTTTATATATAAAATCACTTTTATATCCACCCATTCCAAATCTCCACATATAATCATGCAAGAAATTTGCAATTGCTGGATGCTTCTTATTTTTTATTATAGTTGCTCCATCATACCCATGAGTTACCCAAAATCTACTATTCCAAGCTTCTAATAATAAATTAAAAACTTCCTTTGGTAAATCATAATCTTTAATATCTTTTAATAAAGCATTTATTATAACCTCTTCTTTTAAATTAGGATATAAAGTAAAAGAATATAAATCTTTTACCTTAAATAATGTTTTTAATTGATTAATATTTTGCATAATGCTATATATTTTTATTGGTCTTTAAGATTCACATAAGATTCTATTAATGTATCAAATGCTTCTTTTTGTTCTATTGTCATTTGTTCATATTGAACTGCTAAACTAGAACGTTTACCTTCTGGTTCAAATCTTTGTCCATCTTCATCAAGATAAGTAACACCAACAAATTTACTACCTTCTATTACATTTCCTTCACTATCAAAAGTGAAAAATAAGTTTATTTTCTTTGTGTTATAAGTTTTCATATCTATTATATTATATTTTCATAATTTGTGTAGTCTGTTAATATATTGTTATTTAATAGTTTCATTTTAGGTATACCAGTTGCATAATCTGTTCCAGTATATAAATCCTCGAAAGTTGTATTTTTAATATCAGCATTAGATACAAATTCACCCATTATAAATGCACCATCATTAACATTATCGTAACTTCCTATTACTTTTTTACCTGCAGTTGCACCTACTGGATTCATAACAACAACAGTGTCACCTTTAAAAACGTAATTTGTGTACATAGTAGGAATTAATACAGTGTTATCTCTGTTTGAATTAGTTCTCCAATCATTATATGTATCTGCGTTATCAGTATATGAAACAATAGTACAATCTATAAGATTAATGAGAGTTTTAGGTTTTGCAGCAGCTGTTGTATTTCTACAATAATCTAGATTGTGATTAATCCCTAAAAGTAATAGTCTAATATTAAAATCTATATGTGCGAATGTAAAGTTTTGACCACCTGAAGAACTATATAAACCTGCTCTACCACCTTGATAATAACCTCCAGGTATTGAAACGTCATGATGAATTTTAACTATATCTGCATTAAATGCTACATATATATTAACGCCAGTTTCAACTAAAGTAACTAAACCGTATTCGTCACCTGCAGTATTAGGATAATTATCATAATAATCAAATACTGGAGTGTTTATAACAACTGTACTCTTTTTTGTACTATTAGTAGAACCACGCAAATGAAATGGTCTACGTTCTACACCAATATCATGACCTCTTGTTGACATATTTATTTCTGCGGTAATCACTACATGATAATTAGATACAGCACTAGTTCTAACAATAACAATTCCAGAATTTTCAATAGGCACTATACTAGATTGTGTATGTATATTAGCAGTAACATTATTTCCATTAATTCTTAATACTTCATAAGAATTTGTTATATCTCCACTACAAGTAACATCAATTCTTGAATTGTCACCAACCATGTGAAATATCCACCCATCATTTTGTTCCATCCCAATAGTTTCTGCTGCAATCATTTTCACACTAGATGCAGCATTTAATCGTACTACACTTCTTCGCCAATTACCATACCAATAACTACCTGCAAGAAACTTACCACCTATTATAGTATATGACATAACTTCTGTTCCAGTAGCACCATAATCTGTAAAAAGAGCATTCCAGTTTTGTCCTGTAATGTTAGCATTAGTGCTTGGCCAATACATTTGAACATTTTCGTCAAATATATAAGTTAATCCATCTTTACCACAATTTGCTTCAACAATATCAGAAACTATTTTTATAGTATCACCAGAAGTTGCTCCTAATTCCGCCCCTGCTATTGTAGCATGTGGTTTTAATATATTACCTTTTTCTCCCGTTGAATCATCACCATTTATTGGGTCAACTATCCAATAATACTTTAAAGGTAAGTCAATAGAACCACCTGAACCGATAACTGTCCAAGTTGGAATCGTTTTATCTTCTAAAATATATAATAGTTTTTCAGATTCTACAAATACTTGTAAACCATCATATTCTCTTCCTGAACCTATTAAATCATTTCTTTCTGTTAAATCTGCTGCTAAGTATCTTTCTCCATCAACTGGGTCAGCACCCGCAATTCTGATAGGAAAGGGTAAATTGAAAAAACTCATTTATTGTTTTATTTTTAACTTATTACTACGTTATATGTTGCATTTGCAGGATAACCTCCACCACCAATAGTAGAACGCCAAGTATCATAAGATACTGCAGAACCACTAGCATCATCAACATTAAATGTTGAACTAGCAAATGACCCTGTTACGTCTGCATTTGAACTTTGTACGTAATTTACTTGTACTGATTTTCCAGTAGGAACTGAAAAATATACTTCTGCTGTATTTAATGGTATATTTATAGTAAATGAACCAGTATTAGATGCAGATAAAAATACTTTTCCTGATGAATTTCTAACTTGTGCTGAATTTGATACTATTGAACCAGTATCATAAAATACATAATATCTACCTGTAATATTTGGTGTATCATCTGTATCATTTCCAGATACTCTACTACCATCAAGATTATTAGCAACATTTCCTTTAGAATCTAAATAAGTACCACTTCCAGCATCATAATCAATATCAATTCCCCAATTTTGTGAACCGAAAATCGCTAATACTGTTGACATTCCAGTATTTGCAGTTGTTAATATTTCAGATAAATTTGTTGATGTAATTACAACAGGAACCGAAATACCAGGTCCAGAAAATTCATATTGATTTGGTAAACCTACTAATAATGGACCTGAACTACCATCACCATTTTGTATAGAACCTCTATTAAATGTTGCAGTTAATGTAACATCTAGTGTGGTACCTACTTCAACAGTTGAAGATGCACCAGCATAAACTATATTAGCAGATTCGTTTGCTGATATTGATGCTGCTACAGTTGGAAACACGTAAATATCAATGAAATCTGAGAATGTTTTACCTTTTATATCTGCGACGGTTGCTCCTATTATATTTAGACCCGGTGATTCGATAGCATCATTCAAATCTGTTATGTACGTATTTGAATCTTCCCTAATTAATTGTTTCCATTCTGTATCATAAATATATAATGCACTTATAGGTGTTGTTTTTGCAGTTATATCTCTAACAAAACATAAATCACCACTACTACCAATATATGGTAAATCATCAAGTAAATCAACTAAAGTAACTGAATTACTTGTTGACATTGAAGATAATAAATTATTTAGTGCATTGGTAACAGTATTACCAGGAACATTCGAATCATTACTAACAGAATTACTATTAATATCTATATTTCCAGAATCTACTAAAGATTGTAGTTCTTTTAAACACCCAATAAGGTTTTTAAAATTTTCATTTATAATGATTCTATCATTTGAAATCGAAGATGTTCCTTTTAAAGTTATAATGTTACAATTTGCCATGTATAGTAATTCTAAGTTTTAATATTTAATCAATAAAAAAAGGAATCCTTTTGAGATTCCTTTTTTAATGTGTTTTGTTGTGTTTTATTATACTTATCCAACAGATGCTTCGATTTGATCCAATGAAATATCAACATACATTTGAATAAATTCTCTAATATCTTCATTAGCTGCTCCTTCTTCTGCTAAATCAGCGAAAACGTTTTTTACACCGTTTCTAATTCCTGCAATATCTTTACTATCTACTAACCCTTTGAATTTTTTAGCAAATTTAGATTCTTTTTCTGTTATTAAACTTTCATCAACTTTTTCCTCATCTTCTTCTTCATCTTCATCTTCTTCATCATCCTCTTCATCATCTTCATCTTCTTCATCATCCTCATCTTCTTCATCATCCTCATCTTCTTCTTTTTTGTCTTTCTTATCGTCTTTATCTTTCTTATCTTTCAAGTCTTCAGAATCTTCATCATCTTCAGAATCGAAATCTTCTTCTACTTTCTTTTCGTTTGTAGCTTCACCTGTCCATTCTTTATCTATTTCATTAAAGAATTTTTTCTTTTCAGCATCATCAAGTTCTGCAGGTGATTTTACATTATATTTTTCTAATTTCTTATCAAAGAAATCTTGATATTCTTTTTGTTTTTTAGACTTTTGAGCCTCGTTTATAAATCCTGTTAAATTTTTCATTTTTTATGTTTATATTTTTTAGTTACTATATTTAATCCTAATTAGATTTAATTGCGAATTAAACTATTAATCGTTGATATTTGTTTTGTTTATAACTCTTTTACCAAGTTTAGAAAGTTTACAACAACTACAACCATCTTTTTCAAATTCTGTAATATATTTTGCATTTTTTCTTAACCAAGACATATTAGTTCTTGTCCCTGAATCTTCATTTTTAGAATTTATAAATTCTTTTAATTCATCTTTAGTACAATGACCTTTTTCTGCAATAAATCCTAATATTTTTAATCTAACTGGTGCAATTGCTCCAACTTTGATAGAATCATGAATACCATATTTTCTTTTAACTTGAACAGTTCTTTCTTCTAACTTATCAGATACCTCTTCCTTTAAAAATTCATTTAAACTCTTCATTTACTATATTTCTTTTAATTATTTAATGTAATTAAAAACTTTATAAAAAATAAAAGGTCTCATAAAGTATTTAACTCTATGAGACCATTATTAAATTAAATGTACTTTCTTGATAATATAATCAAATTGTTGTTCTTTGTAGATTGTTCGTCTAACTCTTGAATGATTCATTAACATGTTATCTTTTCCAGTATTAAGACAATCTACAAAATCATAAACTCTTAATTTATCTTTATCTTTATGTTGTCTTAAACCTCTACCAATAGACTGTCTTACAATAACATCTGATTTAAACGATTCAGTAAAGTGAATATTATGGATATTTTTTATGTTAATTCCTGTCGATAACGTACCGCACCTAATAAGAGGCTACAAGAACTCTTGCAGCCTCTACTTTCTTTTTTATGTGTTTTAAATTTGTTATTTGTGCCATATTATATTTGGTTTATTATTAATCCTATTGTATTTAATGCTTGTTCTCGTTTACTTTTAGATTCTACTTTGGTTTTCGTATTTAAGAATTTTCTAATTAGTGTAGCATTTAAGTTATATTTTTCTATCATTTCAGAAAACCCAATTATTATTTCTTTATTACCATCTTCAAATATCAATTCATATTTGTTTTTTGGTTTAGTTTTTCTATTTGACATTTTTTCTTGAAAAACAGGGTCTTGCCATTTATTTTTTATTTTTACACTTGCATCTTTTCTTTTATCTTCATTAGAATTTATAGATTTCATGTTTTTTCTAAAATCATTTCTTTTAGATTCACTTAATGAATCCCAATAGTCTTTTGTTTCTTTAGATTTCTTTTCCCTATTATCAGGATTAGAATAATAAATATTAATTGATTCTTTTTGTTTTATTTTTGATTCGTTGGTTCTACCTTTATTACATTTCATTTTCCATTTTTCTAATTCATCACTTGATAAATTATCCCAAAATAATTTACCCCTTCTTGATTGTTCATCTGACGAAAGTGTTTTCATTATTACACTTCTACGTAAACAAAATAAATCATATTTTACTTTGTTGTTTTTAAATTTAGTCCATCCTTTCTTTGCTGCATTAGAAAGTAACTTATAATCTTTTTTCACTCCTTTGAAAGTAAGAGTTCTTTGGTATCTTCTAATATTATAATCTTCAAACAACATTTCATGTACTTTAATATGGTCTTTATAGTCTAATGTTATAATATTCCATTCTTCTTTTTCAAATTCTGGGAATGATGCCCTATCTAATATATGATGATTTTCAGTATATTCAGTTTCATTTAACTTATATGTCAGGAGGAAATCAACATATTCATTTAATTTATTTACATTATCTGGAGTTCCATGTTTTTCTTGGAAACATTTAAGTAAATCATTTTTCATAATATATCTATTTTATATATTTTATATATTTACTCCAGTTGTGATTCAAACTTTAAATTTAGATATACTTTTCAAATCAATATCATCATTTTCACTTAAATTTGACACCTTTATAGATTTACCATTTACTAATCTAATATACTCATTGTGTGATATTTCATAACTATTACCTTCTGAATCAAATCGAAAAGCATCTATTTCCTTTTCAATAACATCATGTTCCATCAATCTTTTAATCTCAGCTCTATCATCTTTCTTAGTTTCACCATAAATAAAATATATTTCTTTATCTGTATTTTCTTCTAAGTACTTTTTAAGTTGTTTACCATAAGCTTGTCTGTGAAACAACACTAATTGGTTTTTTTGAACTTTAGAAATGACTTTTGAAATTAATTCAACTCTAGGAATGTACTTAATAATAAAATCTTGTTCTATTTTAAGAAGTTTTCCTTTGTCTTCACCTGTCATACTCTTTTTAATATCATCAAATCGTTTTTGAATTTCTTCAGGGTAAATCAATTCAACAATTGCTATATCAACTTCTGCAATATCTCCTTTGTCTTGTAATTCTTTTGCTTTAACTTCTATTACCTTGGGACCAAGATATGCTTGTAGTGTTAAACTATCTAAAGTACCTTGTTTTGGAGTTGTTCCTGTTAATCCGAAACGTCTTTCTACATTTACACACTTACTAATACATTCTCTAATAGTGTTTGACTTAGTTCTATGACAATTCGATACATTAATATCGTTAGCAAAGTAATTATGATTGTTTCCATCTTCACTATCTATTCTAAGATTATAAACATCACCTTTATATTTCTTTTTTGTTATTTTCTTTATTTTCATATAAATGCTTTTAGTCTGGTTTTAAGTAATTTTTTATTTGGTTGGTTTTCCAAAGAAGAATAATCTTGAACACTAAAATAGTCTTCATCTATTAAATGGAATTTGTAGTCATTTTCTTTTAAGTAAACTTCTAAACCTTTGAACTTATCTATATTCTGTTGATTCTTCTTTTCTACTTTTTCATCAACATCTTTGCGTTGTCCTTCTTCTATCCCAGTATCTTGATGAATAGCTTCTGTTTGTTCATTTATAATTTCTTGTAAACTTTTTATAGGTTATTTAATAAGTTATTATATCTTCACTTCCTGTCAATTCATCAACTCTCTTATAAGATTTATCAGAAAGTTTTACTTTGTGATTTCCTGTTAGTTCTAATATCGAACCATCCTCTAATTCCAATTCATATAAGTGTTCGTGACTTGAAAGATTTTTATAAATATAATCTACTTTATTAATTTCCAAATCTCCTGTAATATCATTAGTAGTCCAAACTTCATCTCCTATTACTACATCTGATATTTTCTTTGTTGTATTATCTCCCATCTTGATTAAACTGTCTGGGTGTAAACACTCATCAACAATAACAGTATCAAATACAGTGAAGTATTGATTTTGAAATTTAGCAAGTGATTGAAACGTACTAACATGTATATTTTGTGATGCAATAAAGTCTTTCTTTTCTCCCCCATGAATTTGTTTGATATTCAATGGAAATCTATTATCTTCTAATAAAAAACTATTATATTCATTAAAATCTTCATAAGCTTGTATTACTAAATCAATAGATGGTACAATCATTAAGAATTTCTTTCCTAAACCAGTTTCTTGAAAATAAACAATACAAATAAAGATAATCAAAGATTTCCCTGCAGCTGTTGTTAATTCACTAACTGATATTTTATTAGTTAAGATTGCGTATGCAGTATCAACTTGATATTTTCTTGGAATAAAATCATCACCTTTAGAATTAACGGCACCGAAAAACTTATCATCTACCCAATCTTGAAATTCATCTCTTGTTACATCTTTGTAGAATATTGCTTCTCCAAGTCCTGTTATTTCTAATGGGAATTTGAAAGTTTCTGCAATGTACTTTAATTCTTGCCACAAACCAACAGGGACAAATCTATCCTTGTGGAAATAAGATACAATTCCATTCCATCTTTTCTTAACTGCTGGAGGTAAGAAATTGTAATATTCTAATTTTTTGGTTAAAGATAAACTTAATTGCTTTCTTTCTAAAACAGAAGCGTCAACTAAAGTTAATATTTTACCCGAGTGAGTTGTCTCGAATTTCATGAGTACTTGTATTTATAGTGTTTATAGTGTTTATAAGGTATTTAATAGTGTTAAAAACTACCTGACATAAACTTTTTAACGTCTATTAAGTACTTAATCATATAAGTACATTTGTCTAACGTGTCGGTTGTATCTTTGTAGTATAATATTTGATTTTCTAATATTTTAACCATATTTACTACATCCTCTACATCTGCATCAATATGTCTTGTTATTTCATAATCATTTAATTTAACGTCATAGTCGAGTTTATAGAAACGAAATTTTTGTTTCCTAATCCTTGCCATACTTTTGTTTTTCTTTCTAATAGAGGCTCTTAAACTATTAGTCTTATCAACCAATCGTTGTCGTTGAGATAACAAATGAACTTGAAGATTTGCTATTTCATCAATACTATGCATTTTATCTGTAATATTTTCTTTAATATATGCAGATATTTCTTTGCGTTCTTTTTCAAACGCAACATCTAATTTATCAGACGTTGATAATTCAGTTTGTTTTAGTTCTTCGTTTTCTTCATTCATTTAAAATAAACTTTTACCTTTTTTAGGTGGGTTAATTCTAATCGTAGGTTTTTTAATATCCTCTTTTAGTTTTTCTCTTTCTATATTAATATCATTTTTATTAGTTTTAGGTGCTTTGATTTGGTCAAAATCAATTAATAATCTATCACCTTGTTTAATATTAGGGTTTTTTCTGGGGTTTTCAAACATGATATATATCGTATTTATTTTTACTAAAAGAATCTTTAATATAACTCAATGTGTGTTTGTATTCTCTATTCTTGTAAACATACACAACTAATTCGTTTAAATCTTTAATCCTCTTATTCTTAAATGATGAATTCTTGAAAAATCTTTTCCAAAGAAAACATCTATTTTTAGTTTTTATCTTATCAATTGCACTACTTTTTCCTGTTGGATCATTATCATACCAATATCTAATGTTGTCCAATCCATCAAAAAAGTTTTTCAATTTACTTGCACCTGCTGTTGCAACTGAATTTGGTACAAAGAATGAATCAAATGGTCCTTCAAATACTGTAATATCTTTTTCAATATCAACATTGAATAAATTAAAAATAATAGAAAGTGATGTCAATTTTTCTTTAAACATCGCATCTTCAGGATATTCTAAATCTCTTTTCATTTCTTCAAGAATAACAGGAAATGTTTTTGTGCTATATTTAGTCCCGAAATCTAAGTTCTTTATTTGTAATCCAACTACTTTTTCATTTTCATTTATTTTGTTTAAAACCCAAACTTCCCTATTACCAAACTTGTTTTTTCTGAAACGTATTCTATCTTCAAATCTATGTAACAATCTACTATTTAAAAATTCTTCACCCCATTTACAGCTGAAAGATGTGAACAGACCATAATGTTTTTCTAAATCTAATATTGTAACAGAATTATTATACAAAAATTCAAAATATTCACTAGATTCAATTAGTTTTGTTGGTTTTCTAAGTCTTTTTGATTTTTCTATTACTTTACTGATCTCAGATATTTGGTCTAAATTTTTTAATTTTCTTCCGAATTGTTTAAAAAATTGAAATATTGACCAATACTTTGCACTACATTCTCCATTCCAACAATAATATTTGAATGAATCAAGATATAATATACCTCTTTTCTTTGTTGGGTTAGATTTTGAATCTCCACAAACAGGACAAGCCATTTCAAGTTGACCTTCTTTATCTTTAACTAATCTTCTTTTTTCACCATCACCATGAGAACTTATTAATATATCATCAACAATTTCTATAATGTCTTTTCTTAAATCACTCATATCAAAGTTTATAAAAAAAGGGGATAAGTAAAAACCATCCCCTTTAATTTAATTCATAACATATTATACATCTAATCCTTCAAGAATATCATCAAAAACTCCATCATCTACTGCATCAACTTTTTTTGTTGGTACTTTTGATTCTTTCCCCCTTGCTGCTTTTGATTCTTTCCCCCTTGCTGCTTCCATTGCAGTTGGTTCTTTAGCGTCATTTGCTGCTTGAGCATCTTCCATGTCAAAAGAGGCTTCATCTTTTACTTCTGGTTTTGCATCTAATCCTTCGATGTTGATGTCAGCATTAACCTTAATAGGTTTAATGTTACCAAATTGTTTCCCTGTTTTCTCAGAAATTATGGATAATAGTAACTTTGTTCTATTATCATCCATTTTCTTGTACTTATATGTTTCAAGTAATTCATTACCTGTTTTTAACAATTCAATGAATGCATCTTTCTTTTCGATTGTCAATTCCGACCCTTCAAATTGTACTGGACCTGCATCAGCAAGTTGTACAGTACCATTGTAATTCCAGTTTGTACCTACCATATCAATAGATAACCTTAAAGATTTTCCTTTGAATGGATCAAAGATATTACAAGGTTTGATACCCATTTTCTTATCTTCATCAGATACGTTAATAGCTGCTTGGATAATTTTATGTACTTGAATTGGTGCTTTATAAACTAATAATTTACCTTCATTTTCTGGTGTTGATGCATCAGATTCTACTAATACTAAGTAGAAAAATGAACTTTTTGGTCTGATTTCTTTCGCCAATTGTTCTGCTCTAGCGTCAGTTTTACCTTCTCTTTTTAAATCAAAGAACGTATTCATTGCTAAACAGTCTTCTTCTATTGAAAATGGCGAATCGAAAAAATTGTTTCCTGTATCATTACCATCATCCTTACCAAAATAAAAGGTTGTTTTTGGAATAAAAGACTTCTTTGGATTTTCTAACCAATATACTGGTCTTATTAACGCTCTATATACGTTATCCTTTGTTTGTTTAGGGTTCGGTTTGAACTCATTATTTACGAATGATTTTTTAGTTCCTTTGTCTAAATCATCTACTGATAAATTGAAAATATCTACTGACATAATTTTACTTTTTTTTACTTTTTTTACTTTTTTTACTTTTTGTTTACTGTCTTACTTTGTAGCTACACTTGTAATAACTATATATTAAAGTCAAATAAATACCTAAATATTTTATAGAAAAGTAAGTAATTTCAATTTATTTTAATATTTTTGTTATTTAGAATGAATATAAATAGAGTGTTTTTAAAAAATAAGTGACTTTGAATAAAATAAAACTTATATTCTATGCATATAATAATTGTATAATTCTCCCAGGGGTAATATTAATACTATTATAACTATGTGTAATTAGCATAGATACTAGATTATTAATAAAACTATAAACTTATAAGTTAAAAAACGAAAGAGTTAAAAAGATTTATTAAAGAATAATGCTTTAATATATATAAATACAATTAATAAAAGCAAATGGAATTTAATAATTTTCGCTATAGCAAAAAGCATGATAGCTATCGGTCAATAATCAATGTTTATAATTTTAACTTAGATGAAATAGAAGTATATTTAAGAGCAGATTATAAAGTAGTCGTATCAGACAATAAATTAGAAGATATAGTAGATGTACCTTATAGAGTAAAACTCGAATCAATACATTGTCACTATGTAGATGATAATAAAACCCTTTTAATGATAGAACTTAAACTAAAAGACTTAGATGTGTCTGTAAATTGGAAATAAATGGAAAAAAGAATTATAATAGTCGGAAAAGGTGGTTCTGGTAAAGATTTACTAAAAAATAGATTCATTGAAAAAGGATATAAACCAAGTGTATCAATAACAACAAGAGCACCAAGAAATGGTGAAGTATATGGTGAAGATTATTATTTCTGTTCTCTTGAACAATTTCAAGAAAAAATAGATTCAAATAATTTCTTTGAATATAAAGAATTTAGAGGTTGGTTTTATGGTACAACTAAAGAGGAGTTTAATAAATCAGATATTTTCATTATGACACCTCCAGCAATTAAAGAGTTATCAAAAGAAATTAGAGATTCCTCATTTGTTATTTTTATTGACATTGAAGAAGGAATAAGAAGTAAACGATTAAGTAATCGAAATGATGTTGATGATGTTACAAGACGAATAGTAACCGATAGAGTATTATTTGAATATTTTACAGATTATGATCTCAGGATAACAGACCCAAACTTTTAAAGTAAAAAGGGAACTATTTTTAGTTCCCTTTTTTATGTCTTTTTGAATTCAGGTTCTACTCCATACTTTTCAAATAGTTTTTTCAATGGTGCTGTTAAATTTCCTCTTTTTTCTTTATACTCAGGAACTTTCTGTTTACCATCTATAACTTTTAGTAATTTGTTATAACATGATTTCATTAATATAGGTTTTCTAGGTGCCTCACTTGGGTGTAGATAAGGTTCTCTATTATCTTTTAGGTAATTTGCTAAATTTCTAAGTATGTCAGGGGCATCGCTATAATTTAATCCATTTCTTGAAATGTTATTTTCAATAACACCTATCATTCTGTTACAAGTATTACAAACAACTCCTCTAATTAACCCACTCCCGTGTTGTATCTTAGAATGATAGTGGTCTAATGTAGGCATTTTTATGTTACTTTTACATATAGGGCAAATATTATTTTGCTTTAATAGTAGTGAATCTCTAATGAATTTAATTTGCGAAGACTTTAGTTGGTATGTTTCATTTATAGTATAACATTCAGTTCTACCAACAAAATCAACTTCTTTTGGTAAAAAAAACCGATTCTGTTTATTAATTAATTTATATTCTTTTTCTATTAAAGCTGTATTTAGATTAGTGTCTATTATTTCTTCTATTAAATCAAAATCGAAATCTTTATAACTAGACTTATTGTATCTTTGGTAAGTTGAATAAGATGATACTCCTATCTTTATAAATTGAATATTTGATGGTTTGTGTGTAACTAATACTTTATAAAAAACACCATCTTCAGAACCTAATTTTTCATTATTTGTATATCTAGTAACTAAATCAAATGATATGTGTTCATCATCTTTACATTGTTTACATATATATTTGTTGTGTAGTAAATTCTTTGCTTTGATTTCAAAATCACCATGTTCAGGACAAGTAACTACGACATTTTCTCTTTGATTAGTGTAAATAGTTTTGTCAAATATTAAATTTGGATGTTTAGTGCTTATAGTATTAATAAATTCTTTTTGTGTTATTTTAAGATTGTTTTTACATTTGTTGCAAAATACTCCCTTTGAAGATTCGCGTATAAATGATATAGGGTCTACTTCAAAGTCAATATTGTGTTCTAAACAAGTAACAATGACTTTATTGTAACTATCTATATAAATGGTTTTTTCAAATGAAAATTTACCTTGTCCATATTTATCTATTGCTTTTAAAATCCACGATTCTTTTGTATATTTTGCCATTATATTAAGTTTTTAGTAAGTTCTTGTGCTAATGCAGCACTAACAACTCTTGATGTTAATACGTTATATAAAGGGCCTTTTTTAATTCCTAATACTTTAGCTATCATTTTACCAACCTTTGGACCTAATGCATAACCAGCAACACCACCAAGTGCTCTACCTATAATCCCTTCATTAATTGATTTTGGGTCTAACATAACCCTTGTCATAAAATCAAGTTGCATTGCTTCTAATAGGTTTATATTTTTATCAATCAAATCATCAACCTCTGTTTTTACATCTTCAATATCTTTGTTTAATATGTCAGAAAGTTTACCCAAAGAAAAAACATTTACAATACCATTATAACTAATTTCTATTTTTGATAATTCTCTTGCTATTTGAGTTTCTTTTGTTCTATTTTTTGTAGATAATTCTTTTGATAAAATTGCAATTAAAGATGCTGGATCAGCAAGGTCTGTTATTGGAATATAAATTTCCTTTTCGTTAACTTCTCTATCTTCTTTAATTTCTTCGAATTTCTTCATATTTATTGCCTTTCCAGGTTCTTGAATAAAAACTTCATATTCTCCTGTTGCACCCGGAACATCACCACTTCCAATTTCGCCTTCAAGTCCAGGTAATGAAACATCTCCCATACCATTTACAGAACTAACTGTTTCCATAGGAAAATTTTCATCAATTGATTTCTTATTGTGTATATCTTTGAATTTATTCATTTTAAACTTAGTTATTTTTATATTTAATTAGTTTACTTTACCTGTGAATTTACTTGGATTACTAATAAAAGTATTAGGGTTTCCAGGGTTTGCAAAAGTAGTTTCTGCTGTACTATATTGTAAATCAACAGTAAACGTTTCAAATGTTTGTATATTCTCTGAATAACTTAATTCAAAATCACTTATTCCTGTAAAAATAACATCTCTGTATATTCTCGAAAACATTACATTTTCTTGATTATCTAACATTCTTAATGTAATATCTCCAATAAATGGATTTGGATTTTTCATATCATAATGATAGAAAAAAGTATCAAGAAGAATCCAATAGTTAATATATCCATTTAATAACTTGAATGTTAGTGATAGGTTTTTTTCCGTATTTTCTTGTGCATTTATAGTACTTCTATAATTCGTAGAAATTTCATTTTTATTAAATGTATCTACATGACTTTGATTAACTCCGTCATATCTATAAGAAGGAACAGTCACACCTTGTAATGAACTTTCTACTAATGTTCTTGGACTATCAATCTGATGTGGCATATTCTTAACATAAGGTTTATATAAATCCTCAATCTCTTGTGGTATAAACTTATTAGTAAATTCTACATAAAATAAATCCTTTCTTGCTAGTCCTCGAAACATAATATAATTTGTATTGATTAAATAGTATAAACTTAATCTATTTTATGTATTTAATCGAAAAGAAATTACTAGGTAAATCAATAAAAAAATATTTATTTACTAATGCTAGTATATTTAAAGGTAATGATGGCAAGTTCCATTATATATATAAAATCAATATTCCATATACTAATATGGAATATATTGGAGTAAGAACACATTTTGATTGGACTAAAGATAAGTATGTAGGTTCATCTTTACATTTATTTTATAAACAAGACATTATAATGTCTAAGGAAATTAAATTTGAAATATTATCGTTTCATGGAAGTAGAAAAGAAGCAGAATTAAGAGAAATTGAAATAGTTGATAAGCAATATATTAAAAGAAAAGACACGTATAATATATCTATACCTAAATTAGGTTGGAATAGGTGTGGTTCAATGGTGGTTCGCTGTTTAAAAACGGGAAAATCAGGAACTATCAAGTGTGAAGATTATAGTTCACTAAAAAATGATTTTGTTTCTGTCAATGGAAAGGAAGTTTATCAATATAGTAAGGAAGGTATTTTCATAACTAAATTCAATTCTTGCAAGGAAGCTTCTAAAAAATTAAATTTATCAAATAGTATTATTGGACAATGTGCTAAAGGTAATAAATATCCTCACGTTGGTGGATTTATATGGTTATATGAAGATAATTTAACAGATTTAGAAAAAAGAATAGAAAAACTAAAAAACACTAAAACTATTTATAACAGAAAGGTTCACCAATATGATTTAAATGGTGAGTTAATAAATATTTTCTCTACGTTGAAAAGTGCTATTGATAAATTTAATAATAATTCTATTGGTAAATGTTGTAGAGGTGATATTAATTATAGACACGTCTGTGGATTTATATGGTTGTATGAAAATAATTTAGATGATTTAAAAAATAGAGTAACTGAAATATCTAAAAATAATTTAAGTGGTAAAAACAAACCAGTTTATCAGTTTACATTATCTGGTGACTTTTTGTGTGAATATAATTCATATCAAGATGCTAAGAATAAATCTGGATTTGGTAGTGGTATTTCACAATCTTGTTTAGGGAATTATAAACAATCTAATGGTTTTATATGGTTATATAATAAGTCCGAAATATCAAAAAGACTTTCAGACATATTATATTAATTACTTGTTGGTCCTGTAATAGAACCACTCGTTGGTCCAAATGGATTGAATGTACTTGTTTTAACATTCATTGAATTTTTGTTTATAGATTTATCATTTGCTGTTCCTCCTTTTGCTTTCCCAGTAGGTCCTGCAATAGTATGTTTCAGTAATAATCTTTTTTCTAAATCTGCAACACTCTCGTTCAAATCATTAATAGTCTGTCTTTGTGATCCAATTAATATTTCTGTTTCATCTTCTGGTATATTTGAATAATCTTTATATTTTCCAGTATATAGAGGAGTTTCTGCACTATTAATTCCTACTTTAGATGTTATATAAAACACATCATTTCCAGAATTTATAATTTGATTATATAAATCAGGTTTGATTCTAAATAATACTTGACCTTTAGAAGAATCTACGTTTTTATTCTTAGTAGATGAAATTTTTATTATTTCGCCTGACTTATTTGTAAAGTTTAAGAATATTTGACCAACTTTATCTAAATCAATACTTCTGAATGATTTATCTTCTATTTGTTCGTATATTCCAAATTGCAAAAATGTATCAAAAGGTGAAATATAAACAGTTGCTGTTCCTTGACCTTTGATGTTAATTACAGATTCTGGGTTTATTTTAGGTACTATTTCCCCACTTGAATTGATACTAACTTCCGTTACACCAGAATATACTGAATTTGATTGTTTAAATGATGTTATGTTTTTACTATATAAACTTGTATTTTCAATAGCATTTGGTTTTGATTGTGTATTAGTATTTATAATATTATTTGTTATTTTCTTATTAAATACATCAAAAATTTGTATATTATCTCTTGTGTTTAATTTTAACAATTCTTTACCATATTTTTGTGGTTGAAAACTTACAAATGAACCCATTTTTTCAATAGTTGCATTTGTACTTGTGTTGAAAATTTGTAATGTATAATTTATTCTATATGATAATGCACTACCACCAAATTTCAATACTGGTCTAAAATTATTAACCTCTTCGAATTTATCATCTTGAATAAATTCTTGGTCACCAGATCTAATAAATTGTGCAATGTCACTATAATTTTCAATATCTTGCGAATCAATAACTTCAACTTTAATAGTACCAGGTAATAGTGGATTATAAACAACAAAATTACCTTTATTAACATTTTGATTAATATCAACATTAAATCCGGTTTCTTTTGCAACCCAATAATTACCATCAACAAAATTTGATAAATAACTATTGTCACTCAAATCTGGTACATTTGTTAATGGATTGTAATTACCAACAATTTGATATTGACCTGTTGTATTAGGTATTTGTTCAGTAATTATTAATTTATGTATTGCTATATATTGTCCTGTTCCACTTGTATTCAATCTTTGCATATAATCACCAAAAATTGAACCTTGATATGTTCCATAAAATTCAATATAGTCACCCTCAGAACTTTCATTTATAAAAACACCAACGTCTGAAAATTCATCTTGTGATGAAATAGATGTTGATTCTCCAGTAAGTCTTTTATTGAAAAGTTGGTTGTCTTGTTTTGTAGTTTGTGAAAATCTACCTGCTGTAATTTCAATTAGTGTATTTCTATAAAATCCATTTCCATTAGAAATTTTATATGATAATATATCTGAATTTGAACCTTGTATATATTTCACTATATAACTGTCAATTAAGTATTTTAATGATGGTACTTTAAATTCAATATAAGATGAATATTGTCTTCCCGAATAAAGGAAAGGATTTGGATTCATTATTTCAAAATTATCTTCTTTTCTATAAATAGCACTTAAAAGACTTATTGAAGCTCCAGATTTATCTTTAACTTTAATATCTAAATTAATCCCAGAAAAATAGTCATTAAAACTAAATCCTTGAATTAAATGTATTCGTACAGTATCGTAAATTATTCCTTCTTGTGTTCCAAAAATTAATGGTAAACTTGTAGTATCTGTTAATTTAGCATCATAGTCATTATATACAGCACCTAATTTATTAGGTGTTAATAATGCAAATTGTTTAGATTGAGATTCAATTTGTGCAACTGAATGTGTTCTTGTGTTATTAGTTTTATTTTCAGAAGCATCGTCATTCATCAACAAAGGTACATCAGTGTGACCATTTTGCATAAAGTAAAATGGGGCATCCGTTGTTGTTATGATTTCTGGACTTGCAGAATCATAGTATTTATATTCGATTAGGAAATCTGAACTATCCAAGTTTAGAAAAACGTTCATATAGTGTACTTTCTTTTTTAAATTACTTAATGTATTTAATCACTGATAAATAACAGTTATAAGAAAGAATTGTTTAAAATTTGAAGATAGAGTATTGAACACCAATACCAACACTTGGTGATATTGAGAAATTTTCACCAAGTCCAAATCCAATATAAGGACCAACACTAAACTTTTTAGTATTTTTCAACTTTTTAAGTTCTGGGTGTATATCTGGATCTAAAGTAACAGCTTCAATTTCATCTGTAGAAAATCCAGGATATTTTGTTTCTAACCAAACTTTTAAATCTCCATCTCTTTCTCCAATGACCAAAGAAGCTGTTATATTGACTTTATCTTTAGTTAATGATACATTACCTACTTGAACTTGATTAAACTCCGTAGAATCACTTTTAAGATTAATAGTTACCTCACCAGTAATTTGTCTAGAATTATTTTCATCATAAATAGTATCTTTTCCAAATTTTACATTATAAGTACTATCGTTAATTGCAACTAAGTCAGATTTTAAGTAAACTGTATCTGTTTCAATTGATGTGATATATTCAACAACAACAATAGGTTTCATATTAGGAATAGATTTTTCTAAATTATTAACTACTTCATATAACCCAGCGTTTAAAGTTTTCAATTCTTCTTTTTCAGCAATCAAAATACCTCTTTCACTAATTAATGAACCATTTTTAGTTGTATAAGTAATTATAGAATCTTGCAACACTGAAATGTTGTTTTGACTTGTAATAAATTGTGCTTGTATTTCAGAAATTTTATCACTATTACATTTAGCTAATAGGAGTATTATCCCTATTAGCACTGTAATTATTAATTTACTTGATATATTATATTCTTTTCCGTTAATTATCATGGTCTTGTGTCATATATTGAATTTCTTGATATGTTAGTTTTATAAACATCAAATGTGTTTCTTTCATAATTATTTAATAATGGATCAGTAAAATCTAATGGTCTTACCATTTTATTATTTTGTCCTGATGAATCATTCGAATTGTAAAATGTATAAGGATGCATAGTATTATCATTTCTAAGAATAGCTTTGAATCCATATTCAATTGCATTTAAGTTATAATCATTAAGATATGGAGTAATATCATTTGGATCAGTATTGTATATTGCACCTGTCATTGTATGTTGCGATTCCTCATATATATTATTATATGATGATGAAACATAAGAACCCCAAGACATATCATCTTGAGATGATATTCCAGATTGTGGAACACCAGCAATAAAATGAAAATCATTAATTAAGGTATTGTTTCTTAATGGGTTTCTTACACCTTTTAAATTAATCGCCATATAAGTACCTTTAAATGGTGGTTCTATAAATTTTTGTCCAAACCCAAAAGGATTTTTATCTGTGTATGGTTTATCTTTAAAGTTAGGTGTTAAATCTACTGCTGGATTTGGATGAAGTGGTTTACTATCTCTATAATAAGTCAAATATTGATAATTATTCTCCGTCATGAAACTATCCTCAAAATATGAATTAACTTGTTGTTCCCGGTGTGTATGTTCATTTGATACTGAGAAAGTACCCTCTCCAGTTAATTTAGGATACCTTGTTATTGGAAAGCCACCACCTGCAATTGTAGGAGGTCCCTGTTCTAAAGTCCAATCCCCAGTTCCTCCCAACAATGACTTATCAGAAACTTCTGTATATAAGTCTCTTTGAACATGTGCATGATATGTATCTGGGAAATGTTGTTTCATTAAATAAGGAAATCCTAAAGATTCAAACGCTCCTTTCATCATCCATCTACTATTATAATATTTATCTGGTGTATAGTATTGAAATCCATCACCCCTATGTTGTCCTGTAGTTCGGAATCCTAAAGTATAATCGCTTCTTGAACTGGTATTACCAGCAACTGCTCTAATAATCGTATCAGAATCTGGAAATATCATTTTTTGAACTCTACCAAAGTAATTAGGTAGTACGATTCTAAACCCTGACTCTGCAGTTTTTGGTGCTAAAACACTATATCCCCATATAGGATAAGTTCTTCTAAAATCAGCATTACCATAACTAATACCATAAGATGTTATTGTACCACCTAAATCCAATTCAAATGTACTATGTGTTTGTCCAAGTAACCCCTCGAATTTATCATTAGAAGTATAAAGCATCGAATCTCCTGTATTTACAAACCCATTTTCAACATCAACATTAGCATGAACATTCATACCTTTCATTTTACTATATGGTCCTGTTATTAAAATATCTCTTTCGTCTGCTAAAACTGCCCCGTTACAAATATAATAATCTTTAAGTTCATCAGAACCTTTACCAGGGAACGCCATACCTATTCCAGTACTACCTAATCTAAAATTAAGAGCGTTGTCAAAAGCATTACCAGTTACACCTATATCTTTTCTAGAATTTACATAGAAACTAAATTTATTAGATGCTAATTCTGGAAAAGACATAATAGCATAAGTAGGAGTTGTATTAACTTTATTTGGTTCTTCGAAAGTTACAATTCCATCTTTCTTATTAATTGCTATCCATCCATCTTGTGCTCCATTATCTGTTTCACCTTGTTGTCTTAATCTAACTGTTCCGTATAAATCCATAGAACCTGTTGGTAACATTTTATGTGCAATATCAAAGAAATCATCTTTTCTATTTTCACCTAATGGGTCACCATCATTATCATAAGCACCACCTACTTTTTCTTTTCTAAATAAACCAGGATATAAACCCATTCTTGACATTGACCTTGAACCTTCTTGGTCAGTAATTGGTAATTTAATATCATAACCTAAATAATTTTCTAAAGTATTATCATTAGGTAACAAAGCATCAATCGGTTTACCTGATGTGTTGATTGGAGTTTCACCACCAAATACATCATCATTACCAGAATAAGAAATAATAGATTGGTCATAACCAAATCCTTGATAATGTAAACTTATATTTCTTTGTGAGATTGGTAAAGGTCCACCATTAGAAACTACTGGTACTTTTACGAATGTTTGTCCTAATCTAAATGGTAGTTTACTATCATTAGAATTAAAATTATTTGAATCAATATAATTATTATTAACTTTACCTTTATCTGCAGTGCCGCCAGTTGTTATAGTTTCAAGTATTGTTCTGTTAACTAATACAATTTCATTAGCTTGTCCATCAGTAAATGTTGTATCACCAGGTGTTACAAATGATTTACTTACATTCTTTCTTAAATCCTCAGTAGGATTATATATTCTTTTATTTTCTGTATAATTATATTCACCTCTGTGAATTACACCTAAATCATGATTTGATTCATTACTAGATAAAGTAACAACAAAGGAATCATTTAAGTTTACTTCTGTATATATTTGAGATTCTAATTTAGTTGAAATATCTTGAACATTAGATTGACCAGCTCTCGTTGTACGTGTTCCTAATCTAAATTCACTAAGTGAATTTTTACCTTTTAATCTAAATAATGCAGGGACTTCAATCTTAAAGTCCATCCACCTATTTTCAATACTAATATTTGCAAAATCATTATAGTCCATTGGGGCATCTACTCCAAATTTCCCATCAGTATAATCTTCAGATTTTTGTGATTTCGTAAGTCCAATAGCAATACCATTACTAAAACTTTTAGCTTCTGTTGGGTCTTTATAGTCATTTTGACTAATAAATAACATAGGTACATCAGATTCACTTGATGGTAAATTTGCCATTGTTTTATTACCAGAAGCGGGACTAAAGGTACCTCCTGCTCCTGTTGATGTGTTTCTAAACATTGAAGCATATCTACCAAGAACTAATGAATTATTTCCTCTACCTAATCCAATAAAATCAAGTCCAGCATTATTAAACCCAACTGCATTATTGTCATAATCATCTTTGTCGTTTAAAAAGTTTGTTGCTAAATAAGTTTGTAATTGTTGATAATCTGGTACAAATTGATTATTCCAAGTAGGATGGAATTCATTCTTACCAGCTAAAATTTTAATAGAACCATCTCCTGATGAACCTGTTGGTCCTGCAGGCCCTGTAAGATTAATTCCAGCAGAATTCCATATATTATTGTTATAATATACAACATCTCCATTAGTGTTTAATTTAAAATCATTTTCTCTAAAAGTACCATCTGTTGGTTGATTTATAGTACCAGTGGCACCTGATTCTCCAAACCATTGTGAACCTCTAAGTCCATCTGGTCCTGCAACTCCATTGTTACCTGTTGGTCCAATTGGTCCTTCTGGTCCTCCTCCAGCCAATATTAATTGGTCAAAATTATAATTAATTTTTTCAGTTAATGCTGTAATTGTATCTGAACCGAATAGTTCTTTTATGCTTATATTTGCCATTTAGTCAACTTAATTTTTTAAGAGTAAACTCTCAGTGATAGAATATTTAATCAACTCTAAACTATACTTATATTTGTAAAGAATGCTAAAGTTACTGATTTATCTGATGGTTTTGAAAAAATAAAATTATAATCAAATTCATTAAAACTTTCTTTTATAAATTTAATGTTTTCTAATTTGATATATCCATCAATTAACAATTGTTGTTCTGTCAAATTATTTACAATTAAAGGTTCGTTTGATACTTTACTACTATATTTTATATAAGCATAGACATTGTTTGCAAAATATCTAGGTAAAATATTAGTTTTTATGTATCTATCAATATCATCATTTAGAGTATCTAATTGATTAAAGTTAAATTTATAATTTACATATTTTTCAAATAATGCAACTAAATTAGGTCTAATTGAATCTACTAATTTTTTAGTATTATTCAAAACCCCTGAAATTGTATTACCAGAATTTCTTGTTATCGTAATATCAAAATTACTATTTAGAATTTGGTCAGTAAATGTGTACATTTCTAATTTTAATTCTTCTGGTATGTTCATAATAGTAGATGCTAAGAAACTACTAACTTCTTTTGGTTCTATATATCCGGGTAATCTTTCATAGTTTATTTTACTAACATATCTTCTATGATAATTACTATCCCAACAACTTCTGAAAATATAAGAATCTTGTTTATCAAGTGAAATTTCACCCAATTTCCAAAACTCTGGTCTTAATGCACTATCAATATTCAAGTCTAAAACTGTGAATGGATTTTGTTCATTAATTTTGTTTATATACAATTGTTTATATAATGCAAACCCTGGATATGTACTAAAGAATTGAGTATTTGTAAATCTCAATTTTTCAACAATTTCTGGTGTAAATTTAGTATCTCCAGTTGCACCATAAACATCTTTAAATAAAACAACATCTTTAACTTTTGGATTGTATTTTCCATTAAATCTATACATTGTAGAAACATAAGTGTTTTCTAATGCAGTAGTTTCTTGGCCAATTGGTTTAAAGTTACTATTTTTTACTCCATTAAACAAAATACCTTTAGTTTTTAAATAATCAGATTTTGCATTTGTTGAATATAATTCAAATTCTATTATAAATGTATCTTTAGTAATACTTCCATCTTCGTTAATAGTAGTGTATGATATATCAGGACTACCATTGTTAACTTTATCATAAATAGAGGCAAAACTTAAATCTTGTAAAATACCTATAAAAGCATTAAATCCTCCAGATAAATAAATTGGCATTTTTGATAAACATTGAGTTGGTGTAGGGTATAAGTTTATATAATTTTCTTGAATTTCATTTGTTGTTCCTGCTGTAATTAATAAAAAAGTTTTTGCTGTAATAGTGTTTTTAGTAACGGAAATAATATTATCTATTACAATTTTAGCGGTAGTTGAAATTTCAATTTCTATTTTATTATAAGTACCATTTTCATCAGGAATAATTTCATTATCGAAATTAGGTAATGAATCAGTATCACTATTTGATAATCCATTTATTACATAATTTGTCCCACCATCTACTGCTGCTGGAATTTTAGTGAAATTAGCAATAAGTGATCCATTAGATAATTCAATAAAAGGTGATATTGCACCGGATATTGAAATATCTGCAAAATTACCTGTTGAATTGTATTTATCTTGTATTGTGTAAAGTAGGGTTCTATCTAAAAATAATTCACCCATAGTTGCCCCAGATGGTATTGGACCTCTTGATAAATAATAATCATCTAAATTAGCTTCAATGAACATTGTAATTGTTTTGAATTTTTTATTTTCAATTAAATTATATCCAATAGCTTTATTTGTATCATTAGTTAAAACAGCACTAAATTTATAATCATTAAATTCACTACTTGGATATACTCCAATATTTTCGATATTGAAATTAAGTCCTTGAATATTTTCAACTCTTCTTTTAAATTTAATTTTTGCACCTCTAAAGAATGTTTCCCCATAAGAATTTTCATTTCCACCACTAATTATTGAATATTTAGATTTTTTTGGAAATGATTTATCATCTACTTTATATTGTGTAAAGTAATTAGTAAAGTAATCATTATTAACATCAGCTAATCCAGTTGCTCCAATGATAATTTTATTTTCAAAGTAAGAAAAGGAATCAATTTTTTCTTTTGTTGTCAAATATGGTGGATATTCTTGTAAGTAATACCATTCATGTGTAAAGAACCTAAAATCAGGTAATACATTTACATTAGATGGTACAAAGTTATCGTAACTAAATGCACTATTACTATTCAATCTATAATTGTTTTCTCTAACATCTAATCCATCATCATCATATACCCATTTATTAATGTATGGTATTATTCTACCTTTAATTGATAATTGAGGTAGTTCATTTTCTAATAATCTATCATATTCATTTTGAATTTGTTTAATTGAACCTGTTGCTTCATCTAATTTTCCACCAAGACGTTTAAATCCATGTTCTTCGAATGATTTTAATGAATTTTGAATACCACTTGCAGTTGCACCACTTGCTGTACCACCTTTTGCAATATAATTATCTTTTAATTTTTGGATATATCCATCTCCGTCTTTTCCATAATCACTTCTAAATTGATCCACATCAAATTGTTTGATTGGGTACATTGACATTAATCCAACTTTGTTAGTTTCTACGTCATATAATTCACAATATGCTCCGGGGGATACCCAAATATTAGAATCACTATTAATAGTCATATAAGAATCTATATCATCAAAGTTTACAATTTTACCATTTTGGAAAATTGGTTCATCTAAATAAGCACAAATTGAAACTATTTGACTATACCAATCTTGTGTTTTTAAGAACAAATTATTATTGAAATAACTTACAAATTCTTTTGAAATTCTTATTCTATTTTTTTCATTATCATTACCACCTATGAAATTTTGTCTTAATATATGTTGTGAAGGTGTTACAAACATACTTGTTGCACCAGATACAATAGTATTATAGTCTTTGAATGATGGTAATTCAATTGGTAAATTTGCAGCACGGTCTGCATTATAAACTGATGTGTTTATAAATGTATTATAAGGAACATTAATTACATTTACGAAATTAGCATCGTCACTAAACATCAAATATTCGTAATTGTTCCAATAAGCATTTGTTCCCCTTGTGAATACTATAACTTTGTTGAATTTAGTTATTGCTAAAACATTAAAATCTTCATCCTTTTCTGAATAATCATTTATTGCACCAACAACGGCATTTGAAATATCATCTGGTAATCCAGCTAAAGAAAACTTGTTTCCGATAAAGGTTCCTGCAGGAATACCAAAATCGCCAATAAAAACTTTATTAATATCAAAGTCGATTGAATCCTCATCTACATCTCTTATACGTAATTCAAATGAATTCATAGTACCTTGAATAGTAAATTCAAAATAAGACCTACCTTCTTGATTTGTTTTTGTTGCCGGAATTATTCCTAAACTTTCTTTTGTATATCCTTTTAAATCTTGTGTGTTTATTGAGGTATCTTTTAATATAATTTCGTTTGATTCCCAATCAACATTGTTGTTAATATCATAAAACAAACCATCTGTTGAATAAATATAAGGTAAAAAGTTTTCACCTTTAATGTCAGAACTTAAAAGTTTATAATCATTTTCATAATCAACAAATAATTTTATTCCATTGGAGTTCTCTAATGCGATATTAGAATCACTTAATACATCTACATCATATTTTGATGATATGTCTTTATTTTGAGGTAAATTAGTATATTTCTTATCATAAAACGCTTCACTATCTAATTTGAATTTAGAA